CAGGTTATTCACCTACACCTACACCTACACCTGGAACAGGTTATTCACCTACACCAACACCTGTACCAAGTTATTCACCTACACCAACACCTGTACCAAGTTATTCACCTACACCAACACCTGTACCAAGTTATTCACCTACACCTACACCTGTACCAAGTTATTCACCTACACCTACACCTACACCTGGAACAGGTTATTCACCTACACCTACACCTACACCTGGAACAGGTTATTCACCTACACCTACACCTACACCTGGAACAGGTTATTCACCTACACCTACACCTGTACCAAGTTATTCACCTACACCAACACCTGTACCAAGTTATTCACCTACACCAACACCTGTACCAAGTTATTCACCAACACCTACACCAACACCTGTACCAAGTTATTCACCAACACCAACACCTGTACCAAGTTATTCACCTACACAAACAACTGGACCAACACCAACACCAACACCAACACCTACACCTGCTAAAAATATTAATAGTATTGATGTAAATTTTGTAAAAAATACAATTTCAAGTTGGTATAATACACAAAATTTTAATTCAAATTTTTTACCAAGTTTTAGTAGTTTTGATACTATATCATCTTATTTAGATAACCTGTTATCAATAATTTCAACTAAAACGGATAAAGAAATATTAAATATTTTATATACAAATGTATTAGGTAGTACTAATTTAACTTATCCTGATAAAATAACAACTAGCCCACCTATTACATATCCAAATGGATCACGACTTACTAATAATTTTGATGGAACAAGTTATTATATTGAGTTACCAAATGGTGTTAGTTTATCTAATTTATTTAGTAGTATTTTTACACAAATTATGAGAATTGATTATGATATTTATATAACACCTGTTGCATTAAGTTACGTACTTAATAAAACGGGTGGTAATTTAGGTAATACAGTTGATGTAAAAACTAAAAATGGATTTATATACGTAGTGAGTACTGTTAATATAACCAAATATGATAATACTGGTAATGAAATAAAAAATAGCACAGGAGGTGCTTTTATAACGCAAAACATAAGCGATGCACAGGGAGTTTTAATTGACGATAATTACGTTTATGTAATAAATTATGGAAATAATAGTATAAATAGATATAATGTTAATACAGGTGCTTTTATAAGTCCTGTATTTTTTCAAAATAAAAATATTAGCGGACCATTAGGTATAGCATTTGCAATTGACGGTCATATATTAATAGCAAATCATAAGGGTGGTATAATACGCAAATATAATAAAGAGTCCGGGGCAGAAATTACAATCGGAGGGTTTCCAATATCATCACCGGGTTGTATAGATGTAAAAGTAGATAAACTAGGTAATATATATACAGTTTGTGGTGGCGGTGGTTTAAATATACACAATAGTTCAGGTGTATTAAAAAAGAATGTACCAAATACAGTCTTTCCCCTCACAGCACGATTTTTACATCATTTAGTAATAGATAATCAAAATAATTTTATATATATAGCAGATATTGAATCACAAAGAGTGTATAAATGTAGTTTTGATACTCAATTTAAAATAACACCGGTAAATACAGGATCTCCAGTATCTCCAGGATCTACGGGGGCTCCAAATATTTTTCCAATAATTGTTAATTTAAGTGTTCAAGGCCTATCAATAGATTTATTTAATAATTTAATAGTAACTAGTGGTACTAATACTATAAAAACATATAGCACAGTTACAGGTACTATATATACACTACCACCTCCACTTGATCCAAATCCAATTACAATTGTAAAGGAAATTCCATTAAAATTTAATATTAATAAATCACCATGTGATGCAATTCCTGGTAGTGTTTTAATCTATAATAATAAATTATATATGAGTGGATTTCGTGACAATAAATTGTATATATATGATAAAGATGGTAATTTATTACCAACTTCTACATCAGGTTTAATTAATAATCCTATACCAGGTTTTTCAGCACCTGGTCCAATTTTAATAGATGCTTATGAAAATTTGTTAGTAGGTAATACTGGTAATGGTACTATATCAAAAGTTAATATTACAACAGGTCAAATGCTCAATAGTTCATTTATATCAGGTTTAAATGCACCTTATGGTTTAGCTTTAGATAAATTTAATAATATACTTGTAACAAATTTGGGTAATAATACAATAACTAAATATGGTAAATACTATGGTAATTTCATATCCACAATTAACACTACAACATCGGCAGGTAATTTATTAGCTCAACCTCTTGATATACAAGTAGATACTAATGGTAATATATATGTAGTTAATAATCAATTCAATGTAGTAAAATTAGATCCATCAGGATTAAATGGTAGAGTTATAATATCTAAAGTTGTAGGAAGTATGGAAGATCCTCATCATTTAGTAATAGATAATGAAAATAGTTGTATTTATGTAACTGATTTTGTTAAAAATAAAATATTTAGATTTGGTTTAGAAGGAAATAGTTTGAATACGTATCCTTTTCCAATAAGTTGTCGTGGTGTAACTAATGGATTAACAGGTATTACTTTAGATCAAAAAGGTAATATATTAGTATGTAATTACAATGGTAACAATCTTGTTAATACTTACATAAAAACATTTAGTATATCTAGTACATTTGTTATGACACAACCGAGTTCATTTAGTGTTAATATTACTCCATTAAGTTATGTTGGTTGTAGCTTATTGATTTGGAACAATCTTTTATTTGTTTCAGGGTTTGTTAATAAAAATGTATCAGTATATAATAACACTGGTTCTATATTAACACTAGTTACTACTTTTACTACAATAAATAATCCGAGTTCAATGGTAGTTGATAATGATAATACTTTATTTGTATATAATGGTAATGGTAACATAACAACAATTAATGCTGAAACGTTCGGTGCGTCAAAAGAAGATTTTATTAGAACTAATAGTGGTGGGTATGGTATGGCTATAGATAAAACTAACCATATTTGGGTATCTACATATATAGGTACTATTACCCAGTATGATAAAGATATAGGATTGCCAACCGGAAAAACACTTCAAATTCTTCCTCAGCCACAAGGAAGTGGTATGTTAGATATAGTAATAGATGTTAATACTAATATTCTATACGCGACTGTTGTTGGCGATTGGGGCCCAAGCAACACCCACCCAAGTATAATCACAGTTAATTTATCAAATACAGTTCTTTCACCTAACTTGTTTATTATGAAGGGAAGTGGTAGTAAGCTGAGTTATGCACCCGTCAAATTTTCTCCATACAATTATAGTTCCCAGAGTCCTCGTGCTCTTGCATTAGACAACGTTAAAAATTTTTTATATGTAGGGGACTCTGGTAATAATAAAATATATAAATTTGATAGTATAACAGGTGCTCCTATATATACTGGAATAAATACCGGGATTGTTTTTCCATTACAAACAATTCCTACTATAACAACACCTTCGGGTACTGTAAAAAATGTAGGAGGCACTATAACAAGTATTGCTTTAGATGGGTTTAATAATATTATAGTTATGTATTATAATAATAGTGTTGATACATCTATAAAAACGTATAGTATTTAAAAAAGTTTAAAAAAGTTTAAAAAAGTTTAAAAAAGTTTAAAAAAGTTTAAAAATAATAAATTTAAAATTAAATGAATAACAGTTTAGTTGATTTTTCAAAATATCCTAAATTAAATTTTTCAAGTGAGTCAAAATTTAAAATAAAATGGGATATAAATAAAATAGCACTTGTAGGGTTTATCATATTTACAATATTCTTTTTATATAATTGCAAATATGGAATATTTAAATGGAAAAATCCACAATATTTTTCCGTTTAATTTTTAATAAAATAATAAAATAATATAATAAACTTATGTCTGATCAAAGCGAAGGACCAATAGGAGGAACTAAAATTCAAAGGAGAACACCACAACAAATGCCGCAACAAATGCCGCAACAAATGCCGCAACAAATGCCGCAACAAATGCCGCAACAAATGCCACAGCAAATGCCACAGCAAATGCCACAGCAAATGCCACAGCAAATGCCACAGCAAATGCCACAGCAAATGCCACAAGTTCAAGAAAAATTTAATTTTATAAAAAGTAAATTTGGATCATCAAGTGAAAATCTTACAAAAAATGCTGTATTGGTAGCTATTATATTTGTTTTATTAAATTCTAAAATAATATGGAGACAAATTTCTAGATTACCTATGATGGGTTCAGTTGAACCAAGCATACTTGCACTTTTAGTAAATAGTATTTTAGCAGGTATTGTTTTTTACATTGTTTCAAAAAAATTAATTTAATTTTAATTTAATTTAAAGACTCTAAAATAATAATTTCATTATTAAGTTTAATGGAAACATTAACTTCAAAAGAAGAGCTTCTTAAAATAAAATTAATAGATTTTTATAAAGACCCTCAAAATTTGAATGTTTTACTTCCCATAATTTTACAAAAAACCAAGATATCTTTACGAAGCCTTGACTGGTTTGTTACAAATTATTGTAAAAAGTATAACATAAATTATCCATTAAATGGAATTTCCAGACTTTATTTTCCATTTAAAAGTTACAAATCTCAGTTAAAAGCATATTCAAAGAAATTTTGCGATCCATTTTGTAGAAGAGAACGTGTTATTTTTGATTACCAAAACAATGAAATAATTAACTTTAACCAAAATGTTAAATTAGGTCATAAAGACTACATTATTACAACAATTGGACAACTAAATTTTTTTAGATTTGCTATACAAGACAATATCATCAATTATGCTTTAGAACACATTGAAGACATTGAACAAGATATGAACAGTACTTTAAAAAACCGTGAAACAGAAAAAAAAGAAAATGGAAAATTTATCCAAATTAAAAATGTAAAGCGTAAAGAACTCAGTGTTCCTGGTAATAAAAGTGTGCATATAACACATATTAGCGCAACGATCAAGTTTATTTAAAATAAAATCAATTTAAAAAATAAAAATATTATAAGATTAAAAGCGCAAACAAAATGGGAAAGTTTGACACACTCAGCGCACTTAGGAAATGGGTAATCTCAAATAAATATTTTATAAAAACAAGTGATCCCCGTGATAAAAAAGCAGAAGCAACGCATTACCTTCTTGATGGTGGTATTTGGAAGATACCTTTAACAGAGTATCAAACGTTTTTACAGCTTCTTGCAACAGATTTAAATTTTGGTGAAAAACATTATATATCTGAAAATAAAACAAGTGTATTTAAATTTATTTGTGATCTTGATTTTTATGATCAAGATATTATAACTGTAGTTCAAGTTGAAAAAGTTGTAAAGATCATTCAAGAAATTGTAAATGAATATTTTGGTGATCAACGTATTATTATATGTGGAGCTGATAGCAAAAATGTTGTTATAAATGAAATTGAACTTGTTAAATCAGGTTTTCATTTAGTATTTCCAAAGTTATGGATAACGGTTGAAACTTCCAAAAAATTGAGAATACTTATTATTAATAAACTTATAGAAAATTTCCAAGAACGTCAAAGTTACAACAAATGGGAAGATGTAGTTGATTTAAGTATTTATGAAGACAATGGTCTTCGTATGGTAGGTTGTCGTAAGATTGGAATTTGCAAGGTTTGTAAAAATAAAAAAGAAACTCGTGAAACATGTGAAAAATGTAACGGAGCTGGTAAAATAGATGAAAATAGAATCTACAGACCAGTAGCCGTTTTACCACATAATCAAGAATATCTTGAAAGCATAAGTAAAGATTTTTATGTAATGTTATTGGAAACTAGTATTTATAATTATTGCCAACTTGAAGCAACTAGTTTATTAAAAGAAATAAATATTCAACTTGAACCAGCTAAAAAATCTAAAAAAGGTGGTTCTAAAAGTGTTACAGAAAATGATTTAAATTCCAAAATTGAAACATTTATTCGTAAAAATTTTAAAGAAAATTATTCAAAGTGTTGTGTTAAAAAAGTTACAAAAAATGAAGCGACTTATTACATTGAAATTGATGACAACTTTTGTATGAACGTAAATAGAAACCATACAAGTTCTAACGTTTATTTTCAAGTAAATACTTCAGGAATATGCCAACGTTGTTATTGTCGTAAAGATACAACTTATGGAAGATCTCAAGGTATGTGTAAAGAATATTCTTCAAAAGAAATTAGTTTAACTAAAACTTTGAAAAAATTATTGTTTGGTGAAGAACCAGTTGTTAAAAAAGATAAACAGTTTGTTAAATACAACATTAAACGTAGCGATAGTCGTGAAAATTGTTTAAATAATTGTAAAAATCTTTTATCCCAACTTAAAAAAGAATTGATTTAAAAGCAAAGAAGCTTCGCTTCTTTGCGATCGCATCCTCTACGAGATTGCGACGTTGCTTTTAAAACTTTCTTCTTCTTTTTCCAAAAGCTGCTTTAACAGCGTTATTATGATCTTGTGCTTTTTTAGCAGCTTCTTTAGCTGCTTTATCTGCATCTTGTTGTTTTTTATCAGCTTCTTTTTGTTTTCTATCAGCTTCTTTTGCAGCGTTCTCAGCTTCCTTCTTTTTCATATTTAATTCTTGTTGTTTTAGATCATTATCCATTTTCATTTGTTTTTCTTTTAATTCTAGTTCTCTAAGAGCAACTTCATGATCAGCTTGTGCTTTTACTTTAACGGCTTCAATATTAGTTATTCTAGCTATATCTTTTTGTGCATTTAATTGATCTTGAGCTATTTTCTTTTGTGCATCTAATCTCACTTGTTCTGCTTTTTTTCTTTCTTCCGCATTACTCCCACTATACCCCGTTATCATGCCTAATATACTTCCGAATTTTGGTTTTCTTGAAGGTTTTCTTTTTTTTGACTGTTTTTGTTTAAGCCTTAGTTTAACACGTTTAAGACATTGTTTAGCAAGAACTTTGGGGGATTTCTTTCCACGTTTTATTCCATAAATCTTGCATAATTTAAATAATTTTTTTAATGACCTTTTTGTAAATTTAATTCTTTTTCGTTGTTTTCTTGAAGGTCTTCCAAATTTTAAATATTTTTTAGAACAACCGCAATCACCAAACCTTGAAGGTCTTCCAAACCTTGAATATTTTTTAGAACAAGCGCATTGACCAAACCTTGAAAGATTTCCAAAATTTAAACGAAACATTAAAATAAAAGCTTTTTATTAAAAACTTTTATTTTAATTTAATTAAATTTAAAAATTTAAATTATTTAAATTTAAAAAATGAATAATACATACGATGTTGAACAATCCATTAAAAGACTTAATGACTTAGGTATAGAAACATCAGATATATATCAAGATTATTATAAAATCCCTTTAGAAAACATAGATCTCACTAAAATTGAAAAACAAGTACCGAAAAAATCAAAGGTTGTTAATAAACATAATATTATAGTAGATTCAAGGCAACGTGATTATTCAATTTATCCAAATCCTAATAATTACCTTATAGATTTATCTGAATCCCATAGAAATGTTGAACGAATTGAATTAATTGCTGCAATGATGCCTAAAACAGAATACAACGTTAATAGTGACAACAATTTGATTTTACTCACAATAAACGGACTTACACAAAGTTTATTATTAACACCTGGACAATACCTTATAGGAACTAATGTATATGGTAATATAAATTATATAGCCAATGGTAACAATGTTGTAACGGGATTATTATCGGAAGTTCAAAGAGTTTTAAATACACATCCAAATTCAAATAACGATTTTAATGTTTTTTTAGTAACAACACCTTGTACTCTAGGGGGTACTGGACAAAATTCATCAGTTTTAAATAGAATAGCTATTACAAATAATACACTCGCTTTTAGTATTGATTTTACCAATCAAAATTATAGTTCTGGAAGTCCATTTCGTGTTTTAGGTTTTTATAAACAAGTTTATAATTCATCAACAGACAATGTAATATACGCAACAGACGATCTTGGAACATGTACCCAAACAGATTTAACTAATGCAACAACACATACCATTTCAATAAATAGTATTGTTTCAGTTTTTGATTACAATCTTAATGAAGACCCTCAATACCTTATTATGGAACTTGAATTTGGAAATAGATCAGCAGAACGTATTGAAAGTAGCGATATAACTACTAATCAAAAATTTGCAGTTATTATTTATGATGCAAATTCTCCAGATAATATACAAACTGTTAATAGTTCAACAAATGCCAATGGTAGTATTCAAATAAATGTAAATAGGCAACCTGGAAAACTTAAAGCGTTAAAAGGTTCGGATTTTGATAAAAAAATAGTTAAATTTAATCCACCCATTACTCTAGAAAATTTTAAAATATCCTTTTATAAATACAACAACACATTTTACAATTTTAATAATCGGGAGCATATGTTGGCTTTTGAAATAGATACTGCGGACTATGATCCAAATTACCGTTACTAAAATTTAAATTTTTTAAAAAATAAAATAATCGTTTAAATTAAAATTATGGGTAAAGCTAAATTTGGAAAAGGTAGATGGAAATATGCAGCAGGTGTAGGACTAGGTGTTTTAACAGCTGGTGGGGCTATATTAGCAAGTAATCATTATAACGATTACATAGCTGAAAGAGAAGCAATTGAAGCAGAAGAAAAACGAGAATTAAAAAAGAAACAAAAAGAATTAAAAAAGAAACAAAAAGAATTGCAAAAAGTAATGCATGATGAATTACTATCTAAAACTTCAAAAACTAGGGAAAAATTAGATATAAAAGCTCTTAAAGGAGGTGAAACTCAAGAAGAAAAAGATGAGAGAGTTCGTGGCAATTTAGCAAGGATTTTGATATTATCTAAACTCGCAGCAAAAAGAGCTCAAAAATTTGGTACTAAAAAAGGTAATGAAAAAGATAATATCAAATTAATAAATGAAACTGTAAAAATTATAGAAAAAGATGAAAAAAAGGAACATAAAATTAAAAAAATCTTTTACCGTTTATTAAAAAAGACTTACACCGGTTTAAATAAAGTAGTTGGTGCAACCGTTTATAAAATTGGAGACATAACAGATTATACATTAAAAAAAATTATATCCATGGTTATAAATGTATTTGGTCCAATTTTTGTTATAACTGTTCTTGTTGTAAATAGAAAAATTGTTTATAAAAAAATAAAAGGTCAAGAATATTCTCAAGAACTTGAAGACCATTTATCTGCAAAAGCATGGGAGTTTGTTATAAATACATATGTATGGATAATGCAAAATAGAATTAAAATAACTTAAAATAATTTAAAATAATTTTAATTTTACAAAATTTTAATTTACATAAGAAAATAAAATGTTTAAAAACAAAAGTTAAAATGAATGTCTCATTTTGCAACTCAAGTGCTTTCAAAATTGATAACAAGGATCTTAAAGAAAAAATTTACACAGAATGTGAAAGACTTTTTGATTTAAAATTAAAAAGAGATTATTTCCCAGGTCCTCAACCTGTTGCAATTGAAACTAAAGACATACCAAAACTCAAACAAGGTTATATGGTCTGTGAAAAAACAGATGGAGAACGCGCAATCTTGTTATTGATTAATATTGATAATAAACCAATGTGTTTTATTATCAATAGAAATAATGAATTATATTTTATGGATCTTGCTTTTAAAAAAGAAGTTTTTGAAGGAAGTATTTTTGATGGAGAAATTATCAAAACAAAAAATGGAACATTTAATTATCTTATCCATGACTGCCTCAGTTACAACGGTATTTCTTTCTTAAAAGAACCCCATAATTTAAGGTATGCATGTATTATTGATCTTATTGTTAAAAGATATATAAATAAAGAAAAAGACCCATTTAATATTAAAACAAAACTTTTTTACGTTTATGGTCCAGAATTAAATAAAACCTGGGACCACATTCAAAAAACAACTGAAAATAAAATAGACGGTTTAATTTTTACTAAAATAGACCACCCTGTAGTATTTGGTAGAGACTATTCTCTTTATAAATGGAAACAAGAACATACTCTTGATCTTTTTATTAAATCAGAACATAAAAAAGGTATTAATTTATTTTACCAGAAAAAACAAGAACAATTACATTATAAAACACTTACAAAAGAAAATGAAAAATTAGTAAAAGCTTTTTTATCAAAAGAAAATCTAAAATTAGGATGTGTAGTAGAATTTAAATTTGAAAATTTTCTTTTTGTACCTTATCGTTTAAGAACAGATAAAGATAAAGCAAATGGAGAAATAACTATTAAAAATACTATGATAAATATTGAAGAAGCTATCAGCATACAAAATTTAATTGAACAATTTTAATCGTTTTAAATCCTTTAAAAGTCTTTTTAAAACTTTTAACGAGTTTCCTTTTAAAACTTTTTTTCTTTTTTTACAAGTTGTTTTGGTTTTACCAAATTTAAACCCATTTTGTTTTCTAAATTCAAAAAACTGTTCTTGTAAAGCTTGAAGTTGTGTTCCAAGTTTTTGTCTTTCTGCTTTTTTTCTTTCTTTAATTAGTTTATCTTGAACCGTTTTCATTTTTTTAACTAAATTATCATAATTGTCTTTTTTAGATTGAAGATCTTTAATAGTTTGTTTTGTAGCTTGAATATTTTGTTTATTTTGTTCAATTTCAGCATCAATATTACCAACATTTTTTTCAACTGGTTCAACTGGTTCAACTGGTTCAACTGGTTGTTGTTTTAATTGTTCAAGACGTTCTTCATTATTTTCTAATTGTTGTAAATTAGTTTCAGTTTGTTCTATTTGTTGCTCATGGTCTTCTTCATCAGATTGTAGTAATTTTGGAATCTGTTCTGCAGCATTTGCAATTAAAGGTGCTATAAGTGGATCTTGTTGTAAATTTTGATAACCAACGTATAAACCTTTTGCTCTTTCAAAATAACTTTTTTTTTCTGGAATACTTTTTTGTCTTAATTCTTCTATATGTTCATTAAAAGTTTTTTTTTCATTTTCATGAGCTCTTAACTCTTCTCTATGTTGTTTATCTTCTTGAGCTCTTTGGCGTTTAATTTCAAGATCATGGCTTTCATGATATAATTTTTCATCAGGTCTTTTTAATTGAGCATATCTATCAGATCTTAATTGATCTTCTTGGGATCTTAGTTTTAATATATGATCTCTATCATCATTGATCTCTTTTTTTCTTTCAGCGTGGTCTTTATCAAAAATTTCAATTTTTTTTTGTATTGGATCAACATGGGGTATTGATGTTTTTGATTTTTTAGAAAAAGGTGATGGAATTTTTATATTTGAAACACCTTTTGCATAAGAAGTTGAATTTCTTTTTGCAACATGATGTGCTGTAAATAAAGCAGCAGCTGTTGCTAACGCAGCTCCTCCTATTTTTATTCCGGTTTTATGTTTTTGATAAAACGATTTTTTTTCTTCTACACCATGTTCAGGTTCTTCATCAATATGTTCTTTATGTTCTTCTTGTTCGTTTTCACTACCAAATTTAAGTTTTCTTTTTTTTTTACCCATTTTATTAAAAGCATTTATTTAAAATTTTTCAAGAAATTTAAATCTTTTAAATATTTTTTTAAATTTTTTTTCAATCCTTTTTTTTTTTTTTTGCCAAAACGTCGCAACGTTATAAAACTTGTACCGAACGCTACTTCTCTTATTCCTGTGTTATATATAGGTCCTTTTATAGGTGCTATTGATAACAATCCAGGTTTATAATCATTCATTGCTTTTTTGTATTTAAAATCTCTTCTTGCACGATCTCTTCTAAAATTTTGTTGAATACGTATTGCAGATTGCTGTAATTTTTTCTGTTTTTGTTGCTCACTTTGTTGAAGATCCGATAATCTATCAAATTCTGTAGGATTATTTTTTGTACTTCTTTCTATTATACTTTTTACAGTAACAGGGGGTCCTTGAGCAGGAGCTAGTCTTTTTTGAGCTTCTTTAGCAGCTAAAACATCATCTAGTTGAAGCTCAAAAGCTACTGTATGTTTAGGTTTTTTAGCTTCTTGAGCTGCTTTTTTAGCTTGTTTACCTTCTTTATCAGCTAAAGCAGCTTCACCTGCTTCTGTTTGTGTTCTAATTCTTTGTCTTGGTGGAGTAGATAAAATAAGTCCTTGATCTACTTGCTTAAGTAGTCTTGTACCTTTCTTTTCGGGATTAGTTTTTCTTTTTTCAGCTGCTTCTTTCGCAGCTGCTCTATATTGTGCTATTTCACTAGCACTGCTAGTAAGAGCCTTAGGATTTGATTGAACACTCTTAATACTTGGAGAAGAACTACTAAATGGGTTAAGTGACCAACCACCTTTTTTTTGTTCTTGTTCTCCACCTAAAGCCCAACCTAAAGCACCTTTCCCACCTGCTCCTTGCCGCGCACCTTTAACAGCTCCAGCTGTAGTAGCTTGAGCTAAACTCGCGATTTTTCCTTTTTCCTTTTCAGCTTGATCAGCGGCTGAAATTACAGCTTGTCTTGCTGCTTGATTTACTATTTCATTTATTTGTGGTTTTAAATCTTCTATAGCATTAGCAGTTGATTCACTAACCCCGTTTTGTATTCCAGTCAGTTGATTTTGAAGAGTTCTTGCTGTAGAATTTATTTCTTGTTTTATAAATTTTTTACCAGCTACATTATAAATAACCGCACCTGCTGTAACTACACCTGCTGTAACGGCAGCTCCTTTAGCAAAAGTTAATAATATTTTTCTTAAATATTTTTTCTTTTTTTTAACAGGTAATTTTTCAATTTTGTTTATAACTTCTTGAGAAGGTTTTAATTGCTGGATAGCTAAATCAATTTCACGTTTTACTTCTAATCTTAATTCATTTTTTATTTCTTCTTGACTTTGAGATTTTACTTGTATTGTTTCATTGGGTTTTTTTATTCTTTTAGATTTCATTAAATTAAATTAAACTAATATTTTTTTATTAATTTAAACTAATTTTTTTAAAGGTTAATTTAACTTTAACTTAAGTTTAATACCTGCGACGACGGCGCTTACCGAATTTAGCTGCAGGTGCTGCTGCCATGCATGGAGATGGGAAAAGACCTGTGCTATTGGCTCCTAACACCCCGCCACCACCTGGGCAGAATTCGTAACCCATTGAAGCACTTAATGCAGGGTTACCTCCATTACCAAAACCAAACATTCTACGACTCATACGACGACGGCGACGTGGTACGCTCATACGACGGCGACCACCTACCCGACGGCGACGACCAAACATTGCTGCTGCTGGTGCGCGACGACGACGACGTTTGCCGAATCTATTATATAATTCTGAACCCCTTATTGTTCTTGATTTTCTAGCAGCAATCAGTCTATTTCTATATCTTCTAGCCTGATCAGCAGCTAAAGCTGTAGCACCGAGTGTTAATACGGTTCTACCTGGGTTACGATAAATCATTCCTCCGGCACGACGGAATCCACGTCCTACGTACCTTGCACCACGTGCAATGTGCCTACGCCCTGCGTATGCACCTCCAAGTAAAGCTACTGATCCTAGGCCTAATCCAGCTGATGTGTATGGATTGTCTTTAACTATTTTATAACCAAACCGTGCGCGACGACGGCGACGTTTGGGCGCTGCTTTACGACGACCTTTAACTCCTTTTTTAGCTTTTTTAATAAGACCCATAATTGTTTTACGAAGTTGTTTTTTAAGGGTTTTTACAGATTTACCTCTAGATTTAAGCCCATAACGTTTTGCCATAGCCTTTAACTTTCTTGGAACGGTTTTTGAAGACTTACGACGTGTTGTTTTTCTGCGACGACCAAATCCGAAAAAATCTAACATTGTATATTCTTAACAAAGAAATTAATTTTGAAAAAATTAAAATTAAAATTAAAATTTTAACGATCCTTTAAAATTTTTACGATAAATTATTCCTTTTATAATTTCCATTGCTTTTTTTTTGAAATCTTTTTTTTACGATAACCAAATGATGTATTTTCTTTATCGTCTATACAAATACCTTTTTCATCACGATTTTTACAATTTAAATTACTTAATTGTTGAGTAACTTGTTCCGTAGCATAATTACCAGCAGCACCTTTAGCAGTATCTACTGCAAGATCTTTAGCTCCAGTTGCTGCACTTTTAGTAAGATCTTTAGCACCCTTTGCTCCACCCTTAAAGAAACCTTTAGCTTTACTTGCGGTTTTTGCTAATAAAGTTGTTCCACCTGTTACAGCTCCTTCAGTTGCTAACCCAGCTCCAGTTATGCCAGTACCAGCTGTTGCAGCAGCTCCAGCTGTTGTGGCTGCTCCACCTGCTAGAACAGCACCTTCGCCAACAACAGCTGTTTCTGCAGCTAATCCAGCTAATCCTGCTGCTACACCTCCTTCAGCAACTGCAGCAGCAGGTGCATCTGCTCCTAATGTGAGAGGTACTGAAATTGCAGCGGCTGTTCCAGCTAAAATTAACCCAGTTGCTTCTATTGGATGTTTTTTAAATGCTGCAGTAACTTTATTACCAAATTTAACTTTTTGTTTCTTTTTTTTAATTAATTTTAAAAGTTCTGAAAGTAGTCTTTTAACTCTTTTACCCTTTTTTTTATATGTTAAACGAATACCATACTTTTTACAAAGTTTTTTAATTTTTTTAGGTATTTTCTTTAGTTTCATTTACTTTTTAATAGTATTTTTAATTTTTCTAAAAAATAATTGTTTAATGAATATCTTTCAAAAATATTTTCAACCTTTGTAAGGTCCATACACCCAATTTCAAAAATTTGCTCAATTTGGTAGTTTTCATTTTGTTTAAAAATATTTCTAGCAGTTTGGTAATTAAACTCAGGTGGAATACTAATTTCAAAATTATCAATTAAACCAAACTTTTTTATTAATTTTAGTGCATTTACAGGACCTACTTTAGGAATAGTTGAAGTATAATCACATCCACAAAGAATACAAAGATCAATAAAAGAATCGTGATTTAGTTCAAGTTTTGATAAAATAGTTTCAAGTGAATACAATTTTTCACCAAGGATAACTTGTTTAGCTCCAAATGTTAATGAATCTGTATCTTCGGTTAATACATAATCAACTAATCCATTCTTTTGTAAAAAAGCACAAGTTTCTTCAGATTCTGAAACAGCTTTCAAAAATGGAATCCCTAAACATTCTAAAAATTCCATAACTTCATTTGAATGACTCGTTTTGACAATTAAAATGTTTTTTTCTATATTCCTTATTTGGTTATTAATTTTTTTGATTTCCTTAATAACTGGTTTTTCAAGTTGGTCTTCATTGTCTTCATCGTCTGTGTCAATATATTCTTCTAAAGTGTCTGTGTCAATATGTTCTTCTAAAGCATTAGCTTCAATCTTAAGAGTATTTCTTAAAGTTTTTAATTCTTCAATACGTTCTTTCATTTTTGTACGAGTTTCAATTCTTTTATCAAGTGTATCGCGTTTTGCATTAGGTGGTTTTCCATCAAAAACAAATACAGGAATTGCACCGAGTTGTAAAAGTTCAATTACTTTATGTAAAAAACCTTGTATGTGAAATGAATCTTCTTTATAAAAATATCTATATTTATAAAGAAGAATACTTGAATCAATTGCTATCTTTTTATTATATAAACTTGGTTTATCTGATATGGCATCAGGAGCATGTTTTTTTATTAACTTTTTTAAATTTTTAATTCCCATTTAAAGTTTTTAAAGTTTTTAAAAACTTTTATTATTTAAACGTTTTAATTTTTTAAATCTTTTTTAAATCTTTAACGTATGTTTTAAGTAAAGTTTGTCCAAATTGCATTCTAGGTCTTTTTGGGCGAAATTTACGTGGAGGAATAGGTTCAACAACACAGTCATTATATGGTTCTATAGCATAAGACCAACCATGTTCATTTATAAAACTTTGTCTAATTCCATAATATGTTCTTGGATTTAAACATTCAAATAAATGAACAATTTCGTATAAACCATTACGTTTATTGCGAACAGATTGTTTTCCAATATATCTTACAACTTGTGTATCTATATCATCGTAGTCTAACGGATTTACATAATATATATAGTAAAGTGAGTACCTCGTTTACTTATAACTTGACTAAATTCAATACTCTGTTCTTCTCCGTTATTTTGCATTACATTTTCAGATAACTCTAACATTTTTATTCTTCCATTAAATACAGGAAGTGTTGGTATTAGGCTCATTTAATAATAATGTTTATTTAATTTAAATTTAAATAATTTTTAAAATATTTATTAATAAAAAAAATATTTCTAGGAGGTTGTTCATTTGTTAAATAATATGGATAAAAATAAGCCATTAAAGAATACCATTCTACATTTACAACAAAAAGATCATCTTTATTCATTTTATTTAAATAACTCATAATATATTCTATTTTTTCTGTATATTCTAAAACACAGCTTATAAAAACAATATGTTCATCAAGATTAATATCAGCTATAACATCTTCTAACTTACCTTTTATACTATTTGGACATTCAGGACAACCAGTTAAATCTAAACAAATATCACCACATCCATAATCACATCCAGTTATTTTTGAGGCTAATCCATTATATGGATCACCTATTACAAGAAGTTTTTTGCCAGTTAATTTAGATCTATTTATTGCTTTTTTATAAAGTAATCTTCTTTTTATTTTTCTTATAATACAAATAACAGTTTCATAAATAATTATAATAATTATAAATTTTATTAATTTCATTAAACTTAATAAATATTTATTCATCTATAAATAAACAAACTTTTGTTTCTTTTGTTTCAGTTTCTTCAATTTCAGGTAAAAACAAAGGTTTATCTTTCTTAACAACAAGAATGCCTTCAACCTTGGGTTTCCTTTTCCTCTTATCACAACGTTCCTTATAAGTGGTATATTCTTTATTTGTTTCAATACCTTTTTCACGACTTTCAAGAACTGAGTCCCAAAATGCTTTCATTTTAGGAAGTTCTTTTGCAAACCATTCACGGTCACGTTTAACTTCAACAATATTAATAACGAAATCGTCATCACTATTACCCGGTATAAATTCAATAAAATGAGCAAGCTCAAGATCACAAATTTCCAAGTTTAACAAAACTTGAGAAAGATAGTGATGTGGAACTTCGCCCATAACAATTTTTCTTTTTAAAGGGCATTTAACTTCAAGTAAAATCCCATCTGTTGTAATTCCATCAGGTGATCCACCAAGCCATGGATAATCAGGGTGGATAAGAAGTCCAAAAGCCAACACTTCTTTGCGACGAATTTCCGAGTATTTTTCAATAGCGATGTCTTCATAATGAGTTCCCCATTTTGTAGCACTATTTCCTACAAATGGTTTAGGGTTTGCATCACATTTATCAATAAGCAAGCTTAAAGGTGTTTTGTATGCATTTTCACCAAGGACTGTAGGAATGTCACTTGCTGTAATTGCATTATTTCTTTGTTGAAACCACTCAGGGCTTCTTTGTTCATATTGAGGTATTTTAAGCAATTGTTCAACCTTGGGATTCATTTCTTTTTAACAAAAATACCCATTTCTTTAAATTATTCATTAAAATTCCATAATTGTCTATTATTTCTAGTAAATGCATTTTTGAGTGTGAAAACATCATTTTTTCTTTGATGTAAAATACTTGATATATATTTGTGAGTATTTTCACATTCTATAAATAAAGACATATCCATATTTGGATGAACATTAAGATGTGCTCGTGCAAGTTTTAAGCTTTCTTCTTCTTGGTTTGTTATTATATTATTATAAGTACGTAATGTATTAGTTATCATTTTTGATAAATTAGTTTTTTGTTCAATTGTCGGACCAATTGGTCTCATCATTGTAAATACATTGCCACCAAAATTATATTTATTTTTTGGAGGCATTTAAATGCTTTTTTTATAAAAAAACTTTTATTTTATTTTAAACGTTAAAAATTAAATTTAATAAATTGTTCAATTTTTAATCTCTTTTCTTTGTGATTATCGTTTCTTAAAATTATAATTCTTTTTTTACCAATTTTTATAAGTTTTCCTTCTTTACGATTATTCCATTTAACTGTGTCACCTTTTTCAAAAGATTTACCATTGTATGTAATGGACTCTGCGTCAATTTCAAAATTTAAAGGTTCTTGTGGTAAATTTAAAGGTTCTGTTAAAGGTAAATTTAAAGGTTCTGTTAAATTTTCTTCAGTTTCTTGGCTAGGTGGTTTTGGTCTATTTCCTATAAAAATACGATCAACCTTTGTTCCAAATTTTAAACTTTTTTTTTTGAAGTTTTTTTTTTTGAAGTTTTAAGTTTATAAAACTTACAGTCTTTAATAAACTTTTTATAAATTTTACCATTTCTTTTTATTTTACGCCCAGTTAATGGATTTATATTCTTTTTTTTTAAAAATTTTTTACACATTTTTTTGCTAAACCTTTTTACTTTTCTTTTACGACGTTTGTACCCAAATCCTGATAAATTAGTTTTTAAAGGGCTTTGAAACTTACCATTTGGAAATTTTGCTGGATAACTAGTCATACTTTGTTCATATGTTAATGGATGATCTCCTTCTAACATGGTATTAAATTGGCCACCTACTGCACCAATTGGGTAACCCCAAGCACTTGTTGCTCCTGTTGGCATGTTTTGAATTTAACGAACATTTTATTTTCTTTTTAAATTAAATTTGTTAATATTTTTAATTCTTTTGTGAATTTTAATTGCAATAAAAATACAAATAATTAAAGTTGTTATTTTTAAAAATGTTTGATTACAGTAAATATAATTTAATAATAACGAGTCCCAGCTATTCCATGAACCACCTTCAATAGGTGTAATGTAATAAGTAGTATCAACTTCACATTTATTTCTTTGACATACATCACAAGGAACTTCTATTTTATTTAATAGTTCTACAAAATTTGGAAACTTATTTGCTATTTTATTAATCATCATTGGTCCTGTACTATTCATTATTTCAAAATGCTTAGTAATTCTTTTATACCATGGTAAAGGTTGTTTCATTTGTTCAATAACTTTCAACCAAAAATTACTACCACTTTGTGAGACTAAAAAGCTATTTGTAAATAAGTTCTTTGTATTTCCTGATTTTATTAAACCAACTTCTTTATTTAATGAAAGATCATCAAATGTTTTATTACAGATGTAATCAAGATCTAAATAAATACCTCCATAGAGATAAAGAATAATATACCTAATTGCATCTGCCCTTTGAACTCCGTAAGGAAATGAAATAAATGTTTGATAAAAATCCGGAAAATTTTGTTTTACAATATTTTCATTATCTGTATCTGTTAAAAGAGTATAGTTCCAATTTGGGTTTTTATCAATAACACTTTGTTGTGCTTTTTTCCATCTATCAGGTACTTCACTTGTTTTCCAGGTTTGGTATATATTTTTTGGAAAATTCATTTAAATTAATAATAATCAATATAATTAATAATAATGAATAAAATAAATTTATTTTTAGTTTTAATCATTGTTTTAATTTTAACGTTAAATATAAAACAAAAATTTGCATTAATTGAAAATTTTGATATAAAAGGTTATACCAATTTTTTAAATGATCAATATAATTGGAATTATACACCTGGTAATATACCTAAAATAATTATTAAAACAGGACCGTTTAAAAGAAATAATTTCCCACAAATTATAACAGATATTTTTAATAAAACTTTAAACCAAAATCCAGATTACCAACTTTATTATTTTGATAATGATGAATGTGATAATTTTATGAAAGATTATTCAGTAAGTGTTTTTAATTACTATAATAAACTTATACCTGGTGCTTATAAAGCAGATTTTTTTAGAGTTTGTATTCTTGAAAGATATGGAGGATGTTATTGCGATTTAGGTTTTGAAATGCTTGAAACATTTGATAATATATTACAAGAAAAAAATGTAGTTTTAGTAAAAGATAAACCTTCTTTTTTTAATAAATGTACAGGAATTTATAATGCTTTTATGTGTTCATATAAAAATAATTTATTTTTTAAACAAGTCATTAAACAAATTTGTGAAAATATTGAAAATAAATATTATGGTGAAAACACCTTTGATATAACAGGTCCAACTTTAATTGGTAAAATATTTATAAAAAATGAAAATTTAAAAAATTTAGAACATATAAAAACGGGTAATTACATTTTAAAAAATGGTGATAAATTAAAAATGTTAAAATTATATAACAATATTATTCATAAAATTTTAAATCATATTATACCAAATAAATATAAAGCCAATATAAAAGAAAATGACAAAGATGTAATAAAACCAAAATTTAAAGATTATTATAAATTAATGTACTCTGATAAAAAAAAATATACTGATTATTGGAAAGAAAAAAATGTTTATAAAATTTAAAAGTTAAACCTTATGAAAATAAAAAAAGTAACTTTAGTTTTAATCATTGTTTTATTTTTAATTTTAATTTTAACAAATAGTAAAAAAATTGAATTTATTGAATATGATCCAGATTTAGAATATAAAATACCATTTATACTTCATCAAACATGGGTTTCATATGAAACTATACCAGATGAAATTAAAAATATTATTGAAGATAATAAAAAAAAGTGTCCAGAATTTGAATATAGATTTTATTCTGACCAAGATTGTTTAAATTTTATAAAAAATAATTTTGAAAGTAATGTACTAGATGCTTATAATTGTATAAATCCAGAATATTCTGCAGCTAAAGCTGATATATTTAGATACTGTTTATTATATAAATATGGAGGTGTTTATTTAGATATAAAATCTAAAATAAATTTTGATCTTAAATATATTATTGGTCCAAATGATGATTGTATTCTTTTACAAGGAACTTTTTATACTAAGACTATGTCTGAGTTTAGATTTTTAAATAATTTTCCATCTTATGAACAATGGGCGCTTATTTTTAAACCTGGTCATCCATATTTAAAAGAATGTATAGATCAAATTGTTATTAATATTAATAAAAGATTTATACCCAGTGGTAATAGTAAAACAAAAATATTAATATTAACAGGACCAGATTTATACTCAAGTTGTATAAATAATTATAGAGTTAAAAATAAATACAATGTTACTGATAAAATTTATAATATACATGATATTTTTGAATATTCTCCAATAAAACATAAAAAAACATTATACGTTAATAAAAAACATTACTCAAATAGTAAAAATGGATTATATATTTGTTAATTAAAATTAAAATAACATTTAAAATAATAATAATAAATAATGAATAAAATAATTTTAATTTTATTCTTCTTTAATTTTTGGAGCAAGACAATACTGCAATTTTCCTAAATTTGCAACATTGTATTCAATAACCAATGGATATTCGCATTTAAGAAAGATTTCAACAGTACTACATAAATTTGTACTCTTTGTAAAACTGTTGAGGTACTTTAAATCAAATGTTTCACTTACATTTTGATTTTTTTTACTAAAAATTAATCCATTTTGAGCTTCACCTATAATAATCTTTTGAGTAGCAAAGTCTCCATTTGATTCTAAAATAAATTTAGATTCAGTACTTGAAATATTTACATTGTTTGAAATAACCGCCAGATCTCTACAATATTTTTGAAGATCAACTGAAGGCATGGATATAACGGAGTCATATGAGATATCGGGTATTTCAAGTTTTTCTTCAGAAATATCAAGCATTTTTAAATATGACTCTGTAACTGTATTTTTTTCTTTATTTTCAATTCTAATTCCAAGTTGGTTATTATTGTTTTTTCTAATAAATAATGTTAGTACATCTGTATTTCCAACAGTTTTTAGCAATTTGAAAAAATAAATCATATTAATTCCACACATTTGGCGAGATTCGCAAATGTATTCTTCAAAGTTGTCTTTAAGAAGTCTTACATAAACTAACGCAACTCTGGCATTATCCATGGTCATGATTTTAAAACCATTTGAATCAAAGTAAATATTAATATCTGTAAGTACTTCTTTTAATGATTCAATTAAAATTTTAATACTTTGCGACTGTACGGTTTTTATATAAAGTGTATATTCATTTTCTAAAGATGCCATTTTAGGCTTTTAAAATTTATTTTTTTAAATTAACTTTAAAAACATTTCATTTAATTTTGCATCAATATTGTAATTTAATAACATTGTTTCTTGCGTTACTTCATTTTTATTATTTGCAAAAAGTTTAATATAGTCAGTTATATCTAAAAAAATTGAGTTGATTATTAATTTAGCTTTAATAAAATTAAGTTCATTATTTTTAAAATTTTTTGTTGTAAAATCTAGTGATTCAATTGTATCATTTTGAGAATAAAAATTTATAAATGGTTTATTATCAAGTGTGTATTCAATGTAGATAAAAAGCTCACTAAAGTCTTTAAAAAGACATTTATCAATTGTTATAAGATATTCTTCAAAAATTTTTAATTCAAAAAGTTCATCAAATGTATATTTAAATAAATGTTGTTTATTTAAAAAATCTACAATTTCTTGATTTAAATCTATTTTAATAACACCTTTATCAGGAAAGTATTCCCAATGTGGTTGTACTCTTGCAACACCTGGTAGAGGCATAAATTCTTCATCAAATAGTTCATAATTTGTTATTTTTACTATTAGATAAACTTTATTAATCTTGTTAGTCTTTTTAAAAAAATTTAAGAAATCCATAAATGTTATTAACTTTTATTTTTATTTTTTTAAGTGAATTTAAAGAATAAAAAAATGTTATCTTAAATGGAAGAAGTTAAAAAGAAAAGAGGAAGAAAGCCTAAGAACTGTAGTATAGAAGAAAATATAGAAATAGTAGAAATAGTAGAAAAAAAAAAACGTGGGCGTAAAAAAAAATATGAACTTGAAAACTTTGATAAAATTATAAATAGAAATGAGATAAATAATTTTAATCATAACATTGTTTATTCAGATAATGAATTAGAAGAAGAAGAAACCAATGTAAAAAAAATCTCATTTGGTAATTTAAATATAACGGTAAGTAAAAAAAATGCACAAGAAACAACTGAAAATTGTTTTAAAGGACTTTTGAATAAGAGTAGTTTAATTAACGAAAATGAATTGGAGTCTGATGAAGAGCAAGAAGTTGAATTAATAGTAAAACAAGAAAATTTTGAAAAAATTTACAAAGAAAATAAGAAATACATTACAGATTTTACTGAAAATATTAAAGAACAAAATGTAAAACGTTTGAGGGTAGTGACATGTCTTAAAAATGTTGTTGTTGATAACCAGTGGCCTGATAAATGTGATACATGTTGTTGGTGGTGTTGTCATAAATTTGATAACATTCCATGTACCTTACCAACTAAATATGATCCTTTAAGAAAAAGATTTACATTTACTGGTATTTTTTGTTCATGGAATTGTAGCAAAAGTTATAATAATAATATGTCAGATCATAAAAGATATGAAAGAAATACTTTTTTATGTCTTTTAATACAACAGCTTTACAACATTGAAACAAGTTTGAGAATATCTCCAGCACCACCTCGTGAATGTTTAAAAATGTTTGGAGGTTATCTTGATATAGAAGAATTTAGAAATAAATATAAAATAATTGATACTTATCACGTAAATTTAATAAGACATAATTTTGTATATCCCGAAGTGAGTGAAATAAGTAATTTAAAAGTCAATAAAAATAATTCACACAAAAGTAATCTTAGATTACAAAGAAGTTAAAAGGTGTAAAGTATAATATTAGCTACATTACCCAATAAATGAAGCATACTATGGTAAAATACACATAAATTTATCATTTTTTTATTATTACAGTAATTTGAAATTCTGTAACAATAAATTGAAATAAATGCTAAAATAATGTATTGATAAAATGCTGATTGGTTTCTTAAATGAAAGGTTTGTACAGTTACACTCGTAACTGCAAAAAAACGGTCCAAATTTCTTCTAAAACCTAAAGTAGGATATCGCCAGTAATTTATACTTGTTAATAACAAACAAGTGCAAAGTATTGTTTCAAGATAAAAACCAAGTTTGTAACTATAATAAATTGAAAATAGTGTAAAATTAGATGTAAAAGTTAAGTAATAGTAATGTCTTGGTTGAAGATCTAATTTCATTTTAAATTTAATATTTTTTATTTCTTTAAAATCTTTTCTAAAAAAAGATAAAATATAAATGATATTATTAAGAAATATAAAATATTATTGCAAGAATTTTCTTTACCAAAGTTTTCTTTACCAAAGTTTTCTTTACCAAAGTTTTCTTTACCAAAGTTTTCTTTTGAAAATGAAATTTTATTATTTTCTTTTTCTGAATTTTCTTTTTCTGGTTTTTCTTTTTCTGGTTTTTTTATCCATTCTGGATTTTTTATCATTATATAAGTTTTAACAAGATTATCAAAATTAGGATCCTGCATTACTTTTAATAAGTCTAAATCGTTATTTTCACTTTTATTTTTTTCACTTAATTTTTCAATTTTTAAAGGACTTTGATTTTCAAGACCCTCTGCTTTAGGTTCTGATTCTTTTTTTTTAACAATTGCAACATCACCTATTCTATTTTTTAATTTTTCTATTTCAGCGTTAGTATCTTTTATAGTATCAGATCCTAAAATAAAAGCTTGATTTAAAGGAGCAAAACAAAGTTTGCTCATTGTGTTTATTAAAAGCTTTTATTTTTTTTTAAAGTTATATTATATTTAATTCAAGACCCCCTCCACTACCTTTACCTCGTTTTTTAACAACTTTAACATTTTTTACACTTTCAATTGAAGATAAACTTGAATCACTTGAAGCTATTGAATAACGATCATCTTCTTGAATTGCAGAACTTTGTTGATAAACTGGCATAGAACTTTGTTGAATATTTGATGGATGATTAGTTGCTAGAGGTGTTCCATTAAAAAGATCACGGTCTATACGGGGACCTTGCATCTCTTGTCTTCCTGTACGTGTATCCATTGGCTTTGGGAAGCTTTCTTGTTGCTTTTGTTGATACATTTGAGCCATGTTTTGTCCAGTAGGAGGTTTTTGGTCTTTCATTCCTTGACTCATTGCTCCCATCATACTAGCCATAAAATTTGGATTATTTTGAGCAAGAAGGTCACCCATACCAGGTCCTTTTAATAATGTATTTGTAAGATGAAACATAAATGCACTTCCGCCAAGTGTAAGTAAAAGTTCTATTTCTGGAGCAATTTCTTTCTTTCCTCCATACTTTTCATGAAGTTTTTCAAAAATATTATCGTAGTCATCAACGTTTTCCATAACATTTTCGGACCATCCTTCAAGTTTAACATGAAATGGGTCAAATCTTTTATTTAAAAATTCAATACCTGTAACACATGCCATTAAACATCTTCGTGAAAATTTAATAGCTGCTTGGGTTTCAACAAATTTTTTAATTTTTTGATATTCAAACATCATTTCTTCATAATTTGAGGTCATTGTAAATTTTTTAGAAAATTCAAATCCTTTTTTTTCAAGTGCTAAAATTTTAAATAAAAGATCTTGTTTCATTTTTTGTTTATCTTCCCATGTTTCTTTTGGTTGTTGGGGTTGATCTTGTTCTTGTTCTTGGTAATTTTCACTACCACCTGATTCAGATTCATAAACACTGGATTGTTCTGACATTTCTTCTTGTTGTCTTACTTTTTTGGGATTTGAAAATGCTGAATAATCATATTCAGTTGGTTTTTGGTAAATAAAGTTATTTTGTTTTTTTCTTAATACTTTTACTTTTTTAGTTTTTTTAACTGGAATAGAATCGCTTTCACTACTAAAAGATTCACTGTCACTTGATTCGTTTCTTATAACATTGATTCCTCTTACTGGTTCAATATTCCTAATATTGATCTTTTTATTTTTTGAATCACCCCTTTCAACCTTAATTACTTCTTCTTCACTATCGCTCATTATTTTATTTTAACTTTTAACTTTATATAATTTATAATTTATAACTTCTTTAACGCATTTTATTTATATTTTCCTTCTCTAAACCATAAATTACAAATATATTTCACACCTGATTCAATAGGCAATCCTTGATGTAATGCCAATGGATGACATCTATTACCATTTTCTTCTAAAGGTCTAAATATAAGTGCAGCGTATTTAGGTGGTTTGTAATCTTTATTTAATTTAGGAAATCTTGTAGCACCTCCTGTAAAAGAGTCATTAAGATAAATAAGTACTGTTAAGTTACGTTGTCCTCCATTTTCTACAAATGTTTTACATACTTCTGAATCGTCACAACATGCATCATGATGTTCTTTATAAAAACCACCTGGATCATATTTAACTACTTGTAAGGGTTCAGCATTATCTAAATTTTTACCAGTAATATTACAAATTCTCATCATAATATCATAAATTATAGGATCTGTTTTATATAACCATGTTGTTTTACTTTTTCTTATGTTAGTATCATTTCCTGATAATATTGTTGATTCTACAAAATTGTCACTTGCAGTTTTTATTATATATTCAGATTCTTGTGCGGTTATTAAATTGTTGTAAATTTGTGGTAATATATATTCTGCTTCAATGGTGGAATACCCTTTATTTTCAAAAAATGAATACTTTTTTTTAAATAAGAAAAGGATTAATAATAATATTAAAAGTAACTTTATTTTCATTTTAATTTAAATGATTATTTATTTTTTTATTTTTTTTGTTTAATTTAATTTAAAAAAATAAAAATATTTTTTATAAATGAGTAATTCATTTAATTGGAAACAAAATAATTATAATAATACGTCATGGACTTATAAAAAAATACATAAACCAGTTAGTAGATATTCGGCTGGAATTTTACCATATTCATTTGATCAAAATGGTAAGCTTGTTTTTCTACTTGGAAAAGATAATGACAACGAATGGTCAGATTTTGGAGGTAGATGTGAATTTAAAGATCAAAATAATCATAAAAATACAGCTTCAAGAGAGTTTTATGAAGAAACTCTTGGAGCAGTTTTAAGTATTCAAGAATGTAATGATAAAATGAATGATAAAATAATTGAATCAAAAACCTTAAATGGATCACCTTATTACATGTATCTAGTTTATATAGATCTTTTAAATTATTCTGATACATTTAATAAAACTTCTAATTTTTTAAAATATCAATTTGATAGCCGTTCTCTCACAAAAATAATTGAAAAAGTTAGTATTCGTTGGGTATCAATAGATACTATTTTAAATAGTATTGAAAATCGTAATCAATTTATTCAACTTCGTGGTGTTTTCCATAAAACTATTACAGATTTTAAAGAAAAAATAATTGAGTTACTTATTTAAAGTTTTACTTATTTAAACAATTTTGATTTGTAACTTTTCATGGAAAGTTTATCAAAAATAGTATCTTGGTAATCTTCACCAAATTTTAAAACAATACTTTGTTTTAATTGAGGATCCATGGAGTCAAAAACTTTTTCAATATCTTTTTCACCTTGATTAAATTGTTCATCAAAATATTCTTTAAATTGTTTTTTAATTTGAGTTTTATTAAGTAATCTAAAACTAGTTTGTGACTCTTCACACTCGTTTTGTGTGCTTGTACAAGAGCCACCGTTGGTAGCTCGTTTCAACGTTGTGACTTTGTCACAACTTGTAAATTTTTTAAATAAACAAAATGTTATAGCTTGTAAATAACAGTCGGCAAGATCATCTTTTTTCTTACTTGTTTCAAAAAGCTGTTTGAACTCATTTGTTTCATTTAATTCATTTAATTTTGACCTTGCTATCAAAATACCCATCTTTTTTGTTTGGGCATACTTACTCTTAACCTTTGATTCAAGTTTTAATTCAGGTCCTGTATAACATTTTAATTTATGTTTGGGACTAAAAAATTCAATTGAAGTAATTTTTTCAATATTTTTATCAACAATGCCTCTAATATAAAAATAACTTTGCAAACAACCACCTATTATTCTCATTTTTGGGTTAAAAGAAGGTTGTTTTTCTATAACAATGTAATCAACTTCAAGTAAAAATGGGAGGTTGTCTAAACTTTTTATTAAAGTTATGTGAATATCATTTGCAGCTTTTGCTATACTTTCCTTACCACTTGGAACCTTTGCTGAAAATTTAACTTTAACAGTGGCTTTGTCACAACGCTCACAAAGATCAATAATACCCCAATGAGTTATTTTTGAAGTAGTACTATCAAATATACAATATGCTAAATTTATAATACCAACATCAAATGAAAGTATTTTCATTTTATTTTTAATTTTAATTTAAAATGTTTCTTTAAATTAAAATTAAAATGACTTATACACCTTTAATGACATTTTTAATGAATTGTATATTAAATTTAAATTTAGGCGAAATATTATTTGTAAAAAGAACACAATATAATGTTGGAGAAAATAATTATTTTATTACAGGTTTTAGAGGTAATCATGATCGTCGCTTAGGAATAGTTACCATACGTGATTCTTATGGTAACACGTTTAATTATAGATTATCAAGATTACTTAGACAAAACCCTAATTTTATTATTGAAGAAATAACAAAAATTTTTCCAAATCGTACTTTTACAGTTTTATACCAAAATAATTAAAATGTTTCTTTAAATTAAAAGTAAAAATGGATCCAAGGTTACAAAGGTTAGAAAAGTTTTTAAAAAAAAATCAAAAGCTTAACAAACAATTAAATTCAACCATAAAAGAATTGAGGAAAAAAATAGAAATAAAAGAAATAATGACTCTCCCAAAACGTTCTACACTTGATTTTAATGAATATTCTTACAAATTAAGAAGAGATTTTTTAGAAAAAAATATGGATAAATTAATGGAAATTTATAATAGTCTAATTTCAACACTTAGTCTTAGAAGTACTTATCTTATTCTTGAAGACCTTGATCCAATTTATATTTTAGATTATAAAGAAAAAATAATAAACTTATTAAAAAATATGGATAACACACTTAATGAAATCCATGCTATAACCGATCTTGGTCCAGGATTTTTTAAATATAAAAAAGATCAAGAATATATAAAATCTATTATAAATGTTTTAACAAAGTTTGAATCAAGGTTTAATGAAATACAAAAAAGAATAAATTATTTAAATCAAATTTAAAATAAAAGTTTTTAATTAAAAGAAATGCACCCTCCTAATGTACAAGATCGTTTAAAACATTTTATAAGAAATCACTTAGAACCTGGTCAAAGATTACACATAAGCTCCATGGTACCAGATGGTAGAATTGTAGGTTTTACCGTTCTTTCTTATAATCAAAATGAGGACCGTATAAGGTTTATAGTTCCAACAGAACCTCATAGAATTGGTATAATTTTTCTTAATCAAATTGATGACCTTGATTATATTATTATGAATATAATATTACTAACTAATACTAGAACAAGAGTATTATATAGACCACGAAGATTTATTAATTAAATCTTTTAAATTTTAGTAAAATTTCCAATAGATTTAGCAAGTAAATTTTGCTGTTTGTCTTTTTGTTTTAAATATTTTTCAACTTCACGATCAACCTTTTCTTCTAATGTAGGTTCTTTTACAGTTTTAGCGGGATTTGATAAAAATGAAAAACGATCATTAATAATTTTAGAATTTTTGTTGTATTTATTTAACCGTTTTTCTTCTTGTGTCAAAATATAACGATCACAATTTACTTTCTTTTGTACAAGTTTTTCATTCCAACAAATGTTTAATTGTCCATTTTCAAATGCAGTTACAATATATCCTTCTTGATCAAGAATTTTAAAAAGATCTTTTGTTAAAGTAGTTCTATCATAAATTGGAGTATCATCCATTATAGCAGGAATAATATAAGAACATGTTTCATGTTTATGTAGAGCGTAGTATTTAATCTTTTTATGGATATTTTCAACAATTTTTAAAGTTATATCTTTGAGTCTTGTTTTTCTTTGTTTGGTAATATTTATTACTTCTTGAACGTTCATAAGTTATATTAACTTTAAAAAGCATTTTATTTTATTTTTTAAATAAAACCTCACTCAGGTATTGGTTATTTGGTTTTTTTTCAAACAATCTTGGGTCTGATTTACTAGGTAATTTTAAACAATACCCAGAATAATCACCTACAACATCGGTTAATTGGTCACCAACACTCATTAAAATAGTTATACCATAATTTTCATAAAGTCTTTGTTTTTCACGAGATTTAAAATTAATATCGTTGTCATCTTCGGGGCTTTTACGAAGATAAATGTAACTATAATTTATACCAAATCTGTTAAGATCATTTATGGTTTCTTTTTTATAAACGTCTGAACGTGCTGTAATAATTACTATGAGAATGTCTCTAGTAATACAATAATTTAATAAGTCTATAATCGGGTTTATAGGACTTAATTTAAATTTATCAACAAGTAAAAGTGTGTCATCTATATCAAACATAACAGCTGATTTAGGTTTAATTTTTATATTTTCTAAATAATTTACAGCTATATTAGCCGCTCTTTTATAAGGATTATCATTCATAAAATGATCTTTTTTATTACAAATTATAAAAAAAGCAAAAACAATTAAAATAATTAAAATAAAAAATTTCATTTAATTTTAACAACTTTTAATTTAATCAACTTTTTAATTTAATCAAAATATATCAATATCCCAGATTTCTTTGATATTATTTATGTATTTATTTTCAACTTTTACAATAAATTTAAACCAATTTGTTTTGATGTAAAAATTAAATTTGTCATACCCAACAATAACAACTGCGTCTGTAGCAATATCTTTAAGATTTTCTTGAGTTAATTTTAAGCACTCTGTTATAAAATCTGTGTCCAAGATTATCATAGCAAGTAAAAGCTTTCCTTGATTTAAAAAATTATATATAGTATCTAAACTCGGTTTGTAACAACTTTTTATAATTTTTATGTCTTTGAAAAACTCATTATTACTAACTGGAAAACCATTATTACTGATATCCATTATTATATCATGGATACTACGATAACCAAAATCAAAATTAATTGGTTTTAAATTATAACCATTGAATTTAAATTTTTGATAAAAAAACTGCATGAATACACCAATATTACTATTATTATGATATTCATCTAAAAGATTGCTTAGATTTACAGTTTGGACTTCATTATCATATTTGCTTGTACTTTTATAAACTGTGTAAGACAGTTTAAATAATCTTTCTGATGGAATAAAATGTTCATCGTTAAAAGTTTTGCTGCTATTTTGACCCATTTCTTTATTTTTAATTGTTTTTAAACTTTAAATAAATTAAATTTCTTCAAGTTCAAGTTCAAGATCAATTGCAAAATGCTCATTACTAACTTTACGAAACTTTGTTGTCAATGCAGGTCTTGTTAAAGGACTATCAGGTTTTGAAACTAAAATTTCTTTAATATTAGATAACCACTGACTATCATTGTGGGTTTTATTAACAAGGTCATTAATAAGATTGTTGTGTTGAATAATGTTTTTCCAAGAACGTTCATTACACCACAAGGTAAGTGGTAGAGAGTCGTTATAACATCCTAATATTCTAAGGGATTGAAGATAATTTTCTCCATGTGTTTGTAACCCGGCATTGTAATATTGATCAGTTAGATGAAGAGAATAATCTGTACTTACAAAACTTATACCCCTTGATGCAAGATTTCCAGCTATTATACTAATGTGAGTACATTCCACAAGTAATTGTAGAACTTCTGAAATGGAATAATTTTCAAAAAAATGATGTCCATTGCCAAGGAAATGGTATTTTAAAATAAATTGGGAATACTTATTAAGAGATTTGGTCTTTGTAAAAGGTGTATTTTTATTTTTACAAAATACCCGGATTCCATCACCATTATAAACAATGTAAGTAAATTGTGGAAAAAGATCTGAGATGTAGTTCATTAAATTTATTTGATTTTTACGTTTTTTAGTAACAGTGTGTAATAAAACGGCGTGATCCTTTTGTAAAAGTGTTGAATAAATCTTTTTAATTGTAATTTCATCAGACCTTGGATCAACTGTTACGCAGTTTTCAACAAAATTTATATTAAGTGATTCAATACCATGATACTTTTTATTTGGTTTGAGTTTAACTATTTTACAAACATCTCGCTGAGTAGTAAATACGGCTACAGGTGTAGCAGTTGCTCCTAGAATGTGATTGGCACCTTTTTTAATTTGATCTAGTAAAAAGTCACTATAAGATTCTAGATTTTTAGTCTTGATAGAAAAATCAACTTCATCAATACATAAATTATAGTCACCTTGATAAATTTGTAAAACTTGTTTGATTTTTTGTAATTGAAACCGGTTACAAAGTAAAATGATGACCCCTTTTTGTTCCATGGAAGTTACAATTTCTTGGATACTACATTGTGAAAGTATTTTAACATTTAAACCCACATTTACAGTTTTATTAAAATCACTAATTCTTGTTGAAAGCTGTAATTGATCGGCTGTAATATTTCTAACAAGGAATATTACAGGTAATCCTGAATTGACACTAGCATGGACATAACTAATTTCTTCATTAGTCTTTCCAGACTGAACATGTCCAACAAGTGTAAGGTATTTGCAATCAAAGTAATTAACCATAAAATTACTCTTAATTTATGCTTTTAAACCTTTAAACAAAATAATTTTTTAAGGTAAATAGGCTTTTTGTTGGAAATAAAAACATTTTAAAGTTAAATGGTATTAAAAAATATTATTTTTAGCGGAGGAGGATTTAAAGGTTGGGCATATATAGGGACAATTAAAGCGTTAAATGAAGAAATCAATTTTAAAGAAATCCATGAAGTAATAGGTGTAAGTGTTGGTGCAATATTTGGATTATTTTATGTTTTAAACTTAGATTACAAAACAATTTTAAATTATTTTTTGAATTTAGATTTAAGTAAATATCTAGATATTGATCTTGATTCAATACTTTCAAATCAATCCATATTACATGGAACACATTATAAAAATATAATACTAACTTTAATGAAACTAAATAAAAATGTTAGTGACAATTTAACGTTTATACAACTTTATGATTTAACTGGTATAAAATTTACCACATGTGCTTTAAATATTAATACAATTGAATTGGTTTATTTTAATCACCTTTTAACACCCCATGTAAAGGTCATAGACAGTATAATGGCAACTAGCGCTTTACCAATTTTATTTCCAGCTTATAAAATTGGTGAAGATTTTTATTATGATGGAGGAATTTGTAACAATTGTCCATGTAATTTAGTAGATCCAGAAACGAGTATAGCATTTACAGTTGGTAGTATTTATATTCCTTCAAAATGGAATATATTAAATCTAATAAATAGTTTAACAAGAATGTTGAACAAACTTATTATTAAAAATCAAGAAATTATTTTTAATATTATTAGTAAAAAATATGATAATGAAATGTATAATATAAATCAATCAAATGATACTATTTTTAACATATATATGGATGGATATACACACACAAAAAATGTTTTAAAAGCAATCTCCAAAGGAGATTGCGATCTCACCGTTTTTAACACTTTTTCTTAAAAAATTGTGAAAGGTTTGTTTTAAAATCTTCATAAACAACCTTCTTTTTAGATTGTTCAAGATATTTTAATTTATTAAAATTTGCATCAAACGGGATTTTATAACATTCCTTTTTGTTTTGAGATTTTTCTTTTAAAATTTTTAAAGAACTACTTAATTTAGATTCACCTTTTACTTCAACTTCATGGGTTATTTCAAATTCTGGAAATAGTTGTTGTATTTTATCTGCCATTCCTTGGGCATTTATAAGTACCATTTTTTCAATAACTTGTTGTGGATCTTTAAACTGTTCAACTACATTTTCGTTGTAAAAGTGGTAAATTGAATCTAAACTAGAATAACATATTAAATTTGTTTTTGACATTTCACAATATTTTATAAGATTATCTGCCAATGTGTCTTGAGTATCTGAAAAAATAAATACAAATTTAACACATTTTAATTCATTGATGTAATCAGTTCTCATTTTTAAATCCATACCAACTACACAATGATTGTATTGTGTTCCATAAACACGGATATTGTCTTGGTTTTTTCCATATTTATGACTTATTATAGTATCTTTTGGAAGTATTCTTATTATATTTACAAAAGGGTAGAGTATATCCCATTTTGGATTAATATACATCAATATTTTACCCCAATAAACAGGTTTTGGAAAAAGAGAGTCATCGTACTTTAATATTTTAGGCATTATTTGTTTTATTAAATTAAATTTTAATCTTTAAGGTGCATTAAATATTTGTAAAATTAAAATAAAAGTAAAATAAAATGAAAAACAAATCAAAATTACTTTTACTTTTAATTTTCATTTTACTTTTCATTTTTTATAAAAATAGAAGCGGGTTTAGTGCTAACGAAAACAATAAACAAACCGACCAACAAACCGACCAACAAACCGACCAACAAACTGATAAAAAATCCGATCAACAATCTGATCAAAAATCAGATGAACAATCAGATCAAGAAAATACAGGTGATCTTGTTTTGATATTTTATGCTCCATGGTGTGGATATTGTAAAAGATCCATGGAAGATTTTAATAAAGCAGTAAGTAAAAATAAAAAAATAAAATTAATAAATGGTGACAAAAATCCAGATCTTGTTGAAAAATACGGTGTTAAGGGGTTTCCAACTATCTTAAATACAAATGGGGAAACATATAAAGGTAAAAGAGACTATAGTAGTATTTTAGATTTTGCAAAATCTTAAAACGTCATTGACTTTTATTTTTTTTGACAAATTTTAAATTTATTTAAGGAAATAAGCTTTGATTTAACCAGGAACTTTTAAAAAGAAATTACTTTTTTTTAAAAAATATGGCACCAAAGTCTATAAAGAGTATTGAAGAAACCTACCAGAAGAAGTCCCAGCTTGAGCATGTTTTACACCGCCCTGGAATGTATATCGGTGATACCTCTCATTTTACAACAGAGCGTTGGATTATTGAAAACGGTGTTTTTATCAAGAAAACAGTTACAACGAGTCCAGGTCTTTATAAAATATTTGATGAAATTTTTACCAATGCAACAGATCATAGCCAACGTGACCCTACAATGAAACGTATTGAAATTACCTTTGACAACAATCAAATTACTATTCTTAATGATGGTCAAGGTATTCCTATTGAAATTCACAAGGAACTTGGTAAATATGTTCCAGAGATCATTTTTGGTGAATTCCATACTTCAAGCAATTACGATGACACCGAAGCACGTACTGTCGGGGGTTTAAATGGTTATGGATCCAAGCTTACCAATGCATTTTCCAAACTTTTTACTGTTGAAATTTGCGATTCCAAAAATCATTACACTCAAACATGGAGCAACAATATGACTACCAAGACTCAAGCTCAAGTTGTACCCAAGAAGGGTAAAAGTTTTACAAAGATTTCATTCATTCCAGATTATCAGCGTTTTGGAATGACTGGAATGGACCCTGATACAACCGCAGTTTTTCTATCAAGGGTTTATGAGGGTTCTGCTATAACTAATAAAAATGTAAATATTTTCTTTGATCAACAAAAAATCCCAGTTAAAAATTTTGAAGACTTTGTCAATTTGTTTGTAGGTAAAACTCCCAGGGTTTATACAAAAATCAATGATCGTTGGGAAATTGCAGTTGTTTTAAATCCTTACGACAAGTTTTCACAAGTTAGTTTTGTGAATGGTATAAGTACAACTGAAGGAGGTACTCACGTTGATTACATTGTCAATCAAATTGTTTATTCTCTCAAAGAGTCCATTGAAAAGAAAGCCAAAGACACCGTTATAAGACCTGCTTATATCAAAGACAACATCTTAATTTTTGTTAATTGTTTAATTGAAAACCCTACATTTAGTAGCCAGACCAAAGAAAACCATGTTACCAAAGTCAATAAATTTGGGAGTACTGCCAAATTGACTGAAGAAACTATCAAAAAAATTGAAAAACTTGGTATCACTGCCAATGTTATTGACATTGCAAAAGCCAAAGAAAACAAGAGCCTTGCAAAAACCGATGGTAAAAAGCAGTTTCGTTTATCAGGAATTCCCAAACTTGATGACGCCAATAAAGCAGGTGGTGTTGAAGGTTTTAAGTGCAAACTCATTCTTACCGAAGGTGATTCAGCAAAAGCATCGGCGATTGCAGGTTTATCAGTTATTGGTCGTGATTACTACGGTGTTTTCCCACTTCGTGGTAAGTTACTCAATGTTCGTGATGCAACACCTGCACAAATTCTCAAAAATGAAGAAATCAATTGTCTCAAGAAAATTTTAGGTCTTCAGCAAGGCAAGGAATACACTTCTACTAAAAGTTTAAGGTATGGTGGAATTCTTATTTTTACTGATGCTGATAATGACGGTTCTCATATCAAGGGTTTGATTATCAACTTTATCCATTCCTTTTGGCCTAGCTTGTTAAAACTTGATTCATTTGTAAGCAGTATTATTACCCCAATTGTCAAGGTTAGTAAAGGCAAGACTATAATTCCTTTCTATAACCAAGACGACTTTACTACTTGGAAAAATGTCAATGACACAAAAACTTGGCAAATTAAGTATTACAAGGGTCTGGGTACATCAACTGCTGTAGAGGCTAAAGAATATTTTACAAATCTTACCAAGCAAACCATTGTTTATTCTTTTACTGAAACAACTGATCAAGACCTCGTCAAGGCTTTTAAAAAGGGTTTTGAAGATGATCGTAAAGAATGGATCAAGGCAAGTACAGGTAAAGTTAATAGTCTCAATTTTTCAGTTTTACAGCAAAGTTATACCCAGTTTGTAAATCACGAGCTTATCAATTTTTCAATTGCCGATCTTGAAAGAAGTATTCCAAATATGATGGATGGATTTAAACCTTCACAGAGAAAAGTACTTTACGCTTGTATCAAAAAAGGACTACATTCCGATATCAAAGTTGCACAATTGAGTGGTTACATTTCTGAACACACTAGTTATCATCACGGTGAAGTAAGTCTTCAAGGAACAATTGTAAATATGGCTCAAGACTTTGTTGGTTCAAACAATATCAATTTACTTTATCCATCTGGTGCATTTGGCACTCGTCTTTTGGGTGGCAAAGATTCAGGTAGCCCAAGGTATATCTTTACTCGTCTTATGCCAATTACCAAGGTTTTATTTAATGAATCTGACAACAAACTTTTGGATTACCTTGAAGATGACGGTTTTACAATTGAACCAAAATACTACATTCCTATTATTCCCATGATTCTTGTAAATGGAAGTGAAGGTATTGGTACAGGTTATAGCACAAATATCCCTTGTTACAATCCCGATGAAATTATTGCAAATTTGAAATTACTTATTGATTCTGATGGTAAAGCTGAACAAAAAAGTTTGTTTCCTTGGTATCGTGGTTTTAAAGGTACAATTGAAGAATCGGAAGGTAAATTTATCACAACAGGGGTTTATAAAGTAAGTGGCACTACGGTTGAAGTCACCGAACTTCCTATAGGTAAATGGACACAAACTTATAAAGAATTTCTTGAAACCCTTGTTGAAGCAAATGAAATTATTGACTATCGTAACAACTGTGATGACACAAATGTTAGTTTTAAGATTGTTATGCAAAAGACTGTTATTGACCAACTTGTCGCAAAAAATGAAATGATTAAAAAGTTAAAATTGACAAGTATTATCAATACAACCAATATGCACGTTTTTGATGAAAACTGTAAAATTAAAAAAGTTACAACACCTGAAGAACTTATTTATCGTTTTTACAAAGTTAGAAAGGAGTTGTACATTAAGCGTAAGGAATATCTTATTAAACAATTAACTGACTCTCTTAAACTTTTAGATTCAAAAATTAAGTTTATTGAACTTATTATTAGCGAACAAATTGTAGTGTTTAATAAGAAAAAGGATTTTATCATTAAACAAATTGAATCTTTTAACCTTTTAAAAATTGATAATTCTTACGATTATCTTTTAGATCTTAAGTTATGGACACTTACAGCAGAAAAAATAGAAGCTCTTAAAAAAGAATCTGAAAAGATGCAAGAAACCCTTGAAAAACTTCAAACAACGACCATTTCCCAAATGTGGAAATCAGAATTAATGAACCTTCAATTTTAAAGAACTTATTGATAAAGTGGAACAAAATAAATTTCCCCGCTTATATTAACTTGTAAAAATTTTCCAGTAATAGTTTTACTTAAAGTTTGTGCAACAGTTGGATCATTAACATTTAAAACATTCAATGAACTTGCTGTTGATTGTGTTACATTACCATTTAAAGTTAAACCACCTAATTGACAACTTAAATTTCTAAAATTGGTATCTAAAGGAATACCTGAACTCATTTAATTAATTATTTTTAGAAAATAAAATAATTAATTAAATTAAACTAACGTTAAATGAATTTAGATCAATTTTTATTAACACCAAATTGTAGTGTTTTTGATCAAGCTGTACCAGGAACTGGACCACCTGGTCTTGTTAGTGCAAAAGCTCCTAATGTTGAAAATGCAAAATACAACGATTCCTTTAATTTATCTTTAAAGTCTAAATCAGATTATAATTTAAATCCTACACCAGATGGATTTGTTAAAACAGCCTTTCCTAGGTTTCAAGAAACACGTGAAGGAATTTATGCAATTGAAACTGACCGTGGTGAGCTTTCTGCTACAACTGAAACTCAAATAAATGTTAAAGGACAGCGTCAATTTCAAGCACGTCTTCAAGATACACTTAGACCCACTACCAAAGAAACCACTTTATTTACATATAACGGTAGTATAGCACCGGTAACAGAAGCGCAAAGTGAATATTCCACATTTATTCCACATTACGCTAAAATTGGTCAAAAAACTGTTAGGACCAATGGAGCAAGTAATTATGGTCTAAGAGATGCAACTAATTTTTCTTACATTCCAGGTGCTGCTCCTACAGGTATTAACGGCCAATCAATTCAAAATCCAGATGTACGTGTTGATAATCTTTGGAAACGTCCTGATTTTAATGTTGATGGACCAGGTACATTTAAAGGTGCCATACCTGATGGTGCTAAGTTTCAACAATACCGTAGTATTGCAAAACCAACTACAAATGCTCTTAGAATTCATCAAAATCTTGAAACTGATGGTGGTAGTCTTTCAGATTATTCTCAATTACTTGGTAAGCAAGTTGATGGTATTGAAAATAGATACACGGCTAGTTATCAAATTGCACCTTTATTTACAAATCCATTACATGTTATTTGGAATCCTGACAATAAAGGTGAATTACCTGCATTTTATACCAATCAAAATCCTGAGGATTATTCTTATTCTAATTTTAAACAACTACCAGGTAATGAATTTGTTGCAGGTGGTTACAACCAAGTTTGGCAACAAGATAAATCAAAAGACTCTACCAATTCACACATTCTTGATATTGGAACGGGTATCTACAATCCACAAATCAATTGGCAACAAGGTCACAATGATCGCCCAGGTACAATTGCCTACAACAAAGTGTTTCCAGGTTCATCATACTCTGGCATCAGGTCAATTGACGACATGTTCCAACATGACGAAAGTTCTATTAATAAAGCATATCCATTTGTTAATATGTATACAACTTTGGGTGACCCAAATGCTGGACAAGTTTCTTCAAGGGCTTAATTTTAAAATCTTCTTTCTCGGTGTTTTCGTTTAACTTTTTTACGACCATTTTGGGGAGCTTGATGTGGTTGGCCAATATTAATAGGGCCACCGTTATTATTTGCATCTCCATTAAAAGCAGGTGGAAATCTGTATAGTACATCATTATTTGGTAAATTTGGTAAATTTGGTAAATTTTGTATAATTTGATAATTTTGTTGAATTGGGTCTATATTATAATTAACGGGATTTGGTATATTTCTTATAAAAAGATTATCAGTTCTTCCAAACTTTGTTGAACCTGTACATGGTTTTTTACAAAATTCAAGATCTAATATAAGCTGTTTTAAATTTAAACTAATTTGTTTGTGTTTTTTACCAAACCCGCAATTAACACATCCTCCCATTTTACTTGAACCAATTCTGGTCATTTTACCAATTTTGAATTTATTTGAATGGGTAATTTGATTAACTGTACAACCTTCTTTTTTATTTGAAAAAATTCTAATAAAAGGTTCAACGTCAGTTGTTACGTCGTTTTTTTTATCGGGTGTAATAAATTTTTGTCCATTGTGGTAACTTGAATTACGGTAATTATTAGATGGAAAAAAATTTACAAAAAACCATGCATGTTTGTGATTATTCCATTCTATCTCACATGTTCGTGAATCAAATTTTTCAAAAATAGTGTGAAGATAATTTGTAAGTTCATCAACTGTTTTTATTTTTGATGAATCTTCTTGTCCTTGTTTATCAATTTTACGAAGTTCTTTAAGATCTTTTTGTTTTATGTATTCTTTTATTGTTTGATTTTGAATTTTAGATCCATCTACTTCTGGAAAACCTATATTGGGTATTCTACTAAATGTTGAATTTCCAAATGAATAACGATTTATATTTGTTTCAGCGTGTATGCCAGTATGACCTATATTTTGAGTTGATTCTGTAACATTTTTAACTTTTTTAATTTTTTTTGCATTTAATAAATTAATAAGATCAAATGTATTTACAAAATCAACATACGAATATGGATTTATAGTAATACCTTTTTTTGCAAGATTATTTACTTCTGTTATACCTCTAAAATTATGAGTTGTTTTGAAATATTCTTCTATTACAAAAATTAAAATACCGCGCTCAGTGTCATCTAAAAGTTCTTTCATTTTTCTAATTTTACATGGACTAAATTGGATTGTGTAAAGTCCTTCAACACTAAAAACAAGATGAGCTTTATTACCAGCTAAAGCAAATTTTATAGATTCTCTCATGTCTTCTCCTGAAGGCCATCCCCAAACAGTTTCTCCATTGTTATAAGCACTTGCAGGATGTGTATGGAAATTAATAACATTATTTGGAGTATATACACTATCGGCATCTCCTTTTGTTTTATTAACACCTATTACTTGGTTGTTATTATCACAATAAATAATTCCTGATATTTCGTGGTCTTTTTTAAGTTCTTGATTAACATCATTTACCAGTGTTAAGGGAACATTTAATTTTAATTTACATTTAGTAGGTTGTTCAATGGTATAATTTTTACCTGTGTATCTAGCTTCAGCATTATTTGCAGGTTGAAATGAATTCATTGACTTTCTTTTAATTTAAGCTGTTATTTTTTTATTCGTTAATTATTAAAAAATAAAAAAAAGCTTTTAATAAACATTATGAGTAAAACTTTAAACATTGGAGTAATTGTTGAAGCAAAAAACGAATATACAGAACAATTAAAAAGTATAGTTACACCTCTTGTTATTCAAGGGGTCAATAGTATCTATCAAGATGCTTTAAAAGTATCTGAGGGTAAAAATGTTATAATGACTTTTCAACAATTTTTAAAAGACGTAACAACATGGAATCAAACTATTTTACAAGAAGAAGCGAAACGTATTAAAAAGAAATGTCCATACATTATGGACATCGTTACTGCAATTTTTGTATCAAGTGTAAAGATTCTTGCAAGTATTCGTTTGAAGGGTAATAATGATAACATTAAAGTAAAGATACCAAGTTGTGAATTATTTATACATTCAGTTTATATTGAATCAGCACAACAAATATTTTATGACCCTATGCTTTTTTATCATAAAACAAATAATTTTAACCAAGTTCAAAAAAATAAAAGATATGTCAAAGAAATTATTGAAAACGCTGTTGAAGAATCCATACGTAAAATGATGCCATTTGATCATATTTTAGAAGAATATCTTAAAAATGCACTTGACGATAATGCTGAATATACTGATTCTGATGAATCAGAAGAAGAATCAGAAGATGGTGATATCTTAAATAATGAAAAAATAATTGATGAACCCGAAGAAGAACCAGAAAACGAAAATGAAACTACTAAAAATCTCCATATAGATGGTTTAAATTCATATGTTAAAGAAAATAATATCAATGGTAATCTTAACGGTAATCTTAATACTTTTCAACCACCACCTTATCAACCTCAAAATAACATTGTTTCTGAAAATGTTAATAATAATAACTTTGGATCGGATTCAGGTTCTTCAAGTTATAGTTCTGGATCTGATTCTGGATCAGAATCAGATTCTTCTAGTTCTTCTAGTTCTTCTGGTTCTTCAAGGTCTTCAAGGTCTTCTGGTTCTTCAAGAGCTGAACATCCTGAAAGAAAAGACCATCAAGACCACCACCAAGAGCGTCACAGAAGACACGAACGTCATGAAGCTCACAGAAAAGAAGAGAAAAAAAAGTATTCCTTTTTTTAAATTAAAATACTCGTTTTATCTTTATTTTAAAAATAAAAGCTTAAATTAAAATGATAACTAAACTTTTACCAGTTATAGTTTTTATAATTGTGAGTATTTCACTTTATTTATTTTCAAAAGATGCCGATAAAAACAAAAAACCATTAAATTTTGTTCTACCAGGGGCTGTAGCAGCACTTGCTGTATTTTTATATTTTAAATATAAAGGTTCAAATGAACCAATGATGCAAGGAAATTATTTTGAATAACTTTAAATTACATTACCAACTTCATTATAAGATGCTACACCTGTACTATTTCCTGGTGTAAATCCTGTATTGTATTCAAGTGTCTTAGAACCTTTCATTGAGGTTAGTACAGGTAAGCTTAATTGTTGTGGTAACTGTGACGCATCTTTGTAGTAATAAATGTACATCTTAATTTGAGAAATCATTTTTGATATATATTCTTGTAAAACATCACTGTTTAATTTTATAAGTTCTGATTTAATGTCAGTAGTTTTTCTAAGATTTGCAAAACAAATTGAACCATTATGGATTTTATAATTTTGATAAATATTTACCATGTAATAAAATAAATCATCCATATTGGGTTTTTTTATATCAACCCCTTCTGGAATGACGTCTTTTGTATTTTCTTTAACTTTTAGTACTACTGAATCTCTTAGATGATTTATATTATCATTGCTAAAATAAATACTCATTAAAGTATCAGGTGCTATATGTAAAGAATTAGATGCAAGTAGAATAAATCGGTTTTCATTTGTTTCAATAGGCCTGGGTGCTTGTAAATCTCTATTTGAATATTCCGTTTTATAAGAATTTGAACCAGAAGGTGTAAATTTATCTTGATTGAAAAAATATTGATCAAGATCATTTACACTTTTTGTATTTTCAGGACCAATTTGATTAAGTGGTTTAATAAGTCCTTGAATACAATTAGTGTAATTAGTACCGTCACCATATGTTGCTGTACTGGTTTGGTCACGGTTTTTATCATTTAATTCATTAAGACACCACCCATATGGTTGATAAACGTTATTCATTTTATTCATTTTAATTTAATCTTTTATTTTATTTTATTTTTAAGTTAAAATAAAGATTAAAAATTAAGAAAATTAATGGCTAATTTTAAAGTTGCAAAAAGAGACGCCTTATCAGATACTCGTACAAATATTTATGATCTCCATGAAAAGAGACTTGAGTATTTTGAAAATGAAAAGACTAAATTAAATGATTACCTTTTTGAATTAAATTCTCTTAAAGATAAATTAATTCAAAATAAAGAAAATAAATGTGAATTATATGAAAAAATAAATGATTTAGAATCAAAAATAAGTTTAATTGAAAATGATACAGAATTAAATAATTATCTTTTAGATTTTGTATCAATTGTAAATAATTTTTCTGAAAATTGTGAATCTTTTGAAGATAATTCACAAAAGGGTGTTATGGATACTTTTGTAAATGCTAGTATAAACACTAATAAAACAGAATTGTATAATGAATATATAAAAAAATTTAATCCAGAATTAAAAAATATAAATATAAATAAGTTTAATAAAAAAGTATGTAAAACATGTCAATCAGAAAGTTATTATTATGATCCTAAAACAAGTTTAGAAATTTGTAATGATTGTGGTTTAACAAATTATATACTTTATAATGAAGAAAATGGTGTGAGTTATACAGAAAATGTAGAACAAGTTGTTTTATTTAATTACAAGCGTAATAACCATTTTCAAGAATGTTTAAATCAACTTCAAGCTAAAGAAAATACAAGTATTCCTCCTATTATTATCCAAAAACTTGCAGCTGAATTTAAGAAATATAATATAACCAATCCAAAATTATTTACACCAAAACTTGTTAAGGTTTATCTTAGAAAATTAGAATACAATAAATACTACGAACATATTCCAACTATAATTAATGAATTTTGTGGATTACCTGCTCCAAAATTAACACCAGAATTAGAACAACAACTTAAAATTATGTTTGATGAAATTCAGATACCTTTTGAAAAATATCGTTTGCAAATTTGTCCTATGCGTAAAAATTTTTTAAATTACAATTACATTTTTTATAAAATGTGCCAGCTTCTTAACAAAGATGAATTTCTTAATTGCTTTCCTCTATTAAAAAGTAGGGAAAAATTATATGAACACGACCTTATTTGGAAGGGTATTTGTAAAGATCTTCGTTGGCAATTTATTCCATCTATTTAAAATAAAATAAAAATAAAATGTTAGTTTATATTAACTTTTAAATGGCTTTACCATTAATTGGTTATGGATGGATTAAACGTAAAAGAGCTTCAAAAGAAAATAATGAAATAAATACAAAATTCAAATTTGGAAATAAAGTTCAAAGTTTAACAATGGAACAAGAAAAAATATTAAAATACAAAGAAAAAATATTTAAATTGGAAGAAAAAATAAAAGAAAAAGTTTTAGAAGAAAGAGAGAAAATAGTAAATTATAAAGAAAAAATAAAACAACAAGAACAAATTTTAAAAGAAAAAATTAAACAACGAAGAATTCTGTATTTAAAATTAGGTGCAGGCGCTACTGGTACATTAGTTAGCGCAGTTGCTATTAAAAAAATGCTTGGTTTTGGAAAGAAAGGCAATAAATTTGGATCAAAACCTGATCAAAAAAAGAAAAAAGTAAAAAAATATTTAAAAATAGGAGCAGGGATATTAGCAGCTGGAGCAGCATCTGCATTTGTTTTATCAAATAAAGGTACAAGACAGTTTTTAGGTAACCAAGCGAGAAAAACTGGAAAATCTATTAAAGGTATGGTAGTAGAATCACCTCAGCAACGAGCCCTGCGTGAAGAAAATGAAAGACGTAATAAAGAAGCTAGAAATTGGGCTATAGAACATAGTCATGAACAAACACCGTATCTAAGCCCGTGGGCATCTACTGCTACAAGACAACGTGTAGCTAAACAAATGGAACAACATAGGGCCCGAAATACTGTTCATAATCCATTAATTAATTCTTAAATAAAAAATAAAAGTTTTATTTAAAATGGAATTATATGAAAAAGTAACAAGTTACGATCAACTTCTAGATTTAAATGTAAAATTTATAAATGATGAAATCAAATGGACACCGTATCATCAAAAACCAATTGAAAATACAGGTCCATTAAAACAAACACTTATAGACATCAATCAAAAAGGTTTTTTAACACTCGGTGGTCAATGTGCAGTTGATACACCAACTTTTGAAAAAAAATTATTTTTAGATGGATATCTTGATCCAAAATTAGTTCGTAATTTTATAAAATATCTTAAAGGTTTTAAGAAAATTGAATTTTTTATAGAATTTCCTAATAAACAAATAAAAACAAACATTAGAAACTGGAAAGTTAATTCTGAAAATCAAGCATTTTATTTTAATAGTTTAGCTAGAACAAGAAAATCAGACCAAGATGAATGGACAAATACAGATGTTCTCCCGTTTAAATCAATTTCTTCTTATATTACATCAAATTTTTGGAAACCTTATAATAATGTTATATCCATTTTAAAAAATTACGCCTTTGTACATTTACAACACCACAGTTTTCATGATACAAACAACGATCTTTATACTATAATTGATGGATTTTTAAAAAGTTCGGGTAATTCACAGTTTGGTCTTAAAAGGAAATACATTATTTTAAACAAAAATAAAAAAGGAAATTAAGTATTTATCAAAAAGATCTTGATAGATTAAAGAGAATTTAAAGAAAAGAATTTTATTTAAAATATAAAAAATGTCTAACACTGTAAAAAAACGTCTTGAACCTTGGGATGAACTTGATGAAAAGGGTATCAGAAAGGTTCATGTATTAACTGACGCAGCTTTTCAAGCAACAAACACAAAGGAAGTAAATCTTGCAACAGATCCTATTAAGGTACCTGGGCAAAACTGGGCTTGTGTAAGTTTTGTAAGCCCTGATGGTAATCAAAAAAACAAAAGTTCAATTGGAATGAAAATCCGTGGAGTTTTTGATACACGTGAAGAAGCTACAGCTTATGTTCAAAGACTTATTAGACTTGATCCAATGTTTGATATTTATGTTTGTGATATGTATAATTGGTGTCTTGTGCCCCCTGATCCAGAAATGGTTAATGACCAAAATTATCAAGATGAAACGCTTAATAAAATTATTGGAGAGTATCGTAAAAATCAAATTTATGCCAAAGAACACTTTGAAGAACGTAAGCGTGAAATGCTTGAACAGGCCGCTGATGAACTTAAGAGGGCTGCGTTACAAAAACTTGAACAAGAATCTCAAAAAGAACTTGAAGAAGCTCAAACAATTCATGGAGATTTTGTTGAAAATCAAGAAACACTTGCCGCCACAGAAATTGGAAAAGAAGAGCTTGCAAGTTTTGATAAAGAAACACCAGGTTTTGTTACAGCAAGTCAATTAATGGAAAGTTTATGTGAAGGATTTAAAAAGGAAGTTTAAAATTTTAAATTAAAATTAAAATTAAAATTAAAATATTTTGTTTTTTTAAAATGCCCGTTAAAAAAAGAAAATCTAAACGAACTGTTAAAAGAAAACCCCTTAAAAGACCCGTTAAAAGAACAAAAAAATACAATTTTGTACCTAATCCAGAATATGTTCCACAAATTGCTCCAGAAGTTGTAAAACCTGTTGAAGTTGTACCACAAGTTGTAAAACCAGTTGAAGTTGTAAAACCAGTTGAAGTTGTAAAACCAGTTAAACCTAAATCTTTTTACCAAACAAATAAAACTAAAATAAAAATAGCAGGAGGTACAGCTGCTTTGATAGCAGCTGGAATTTTAGGAAGAAGGCATTTAAATAATAGAAGAGTTGCTAAAGCTGCTAGAGAAGATGCCGCTAAAGCTGCTAGAGAAGATGCCGCTAAAGCTGCTAGAGAAGATGCCGCTGCTACTAAAATACAAGCGGCATTTAGAGGTCTAAAACCAAGAAAAATTCTTGCTCAGGAAAAGAAAGATAAAAGTGATGCTCAAGCTATGAGAGACGCTAGCAGACATCAAGCTGGAATAATAACAAACCAAGCACTTGCTCAACAAGTTGCTCAACAAGCTGATGCATTTAAAAAAATAGCTGATGAAAAAGCTAAAGCAGATGCAGATGCTGCTAAAGCTGCTGAAGCTAAAGCTGCCGCTGCTCAAGCTAAAGCTGCCGCTGCTCAAGCTAAAGCTGCCGCTGCTGAAGCTAAAGCTGCTCAACAAGCTAAAGCTATGAAAAATGCTACAGTTAAACCCGGTATGGAATTAGCATTAAATGGACTTAACACTAGATATGTTCCATCTAGGTTACCTATATTAGGTGCTCCTCCTCCTGCAAAACCATTAGCAATTCTCCCACAACCATCTATGCCATTGTCTGCAAATGCTTTAGTACCTTATACACCACCATCTTCATCAAATGCTTTAGTACCTTATACACCACCATCTGTTCAAAGACCATTAAAAGGATTTGTACCAGATACACTTAGGCCTCATCTTACACCAGGAGCCGGTAGAAAATCTATGCAACATCTTCTTGAAGCGCCACCATCTTCTATGAAACCTTTAACTCCTCCTGGCCCTGTATCTAAGGCTTTGGCTCAAGGTCGTGTTCTAACAAACCCTGGAAATTATAAAGAACCTTTAGCTATTGAAGGTCCAAGGCCTGTTATAAAAGCTGATGCGTCAAATGGTTTAGTACCTTATAAAGGACCATCTGTTAAAAAACCAGCTACAAAAGAAGAAATAGAACAAGTTGCTGCATTGTTGCAGCTTCACGCTATGAATAAAACTTTAAATGCTAAAAAACCACTACAATTAGAAGGGCCGAACCCTGTTAAAAAAGCTGCTACTCAACAACCTTTTTCTGGAAAAGCTGAGCGTGTAAAAGCTGCTATTTCTGGACATGAAACTGAGGAGCAGCGAAAAAAACGCCAAAGTGATGCTAGAATGGTAGTATCTGTACGAGCTTATCCCGGTGAGTCTGATTCTCAAGCAAAAAAAAGGATTAAAGATCAAAGAGATAAAGCAGTTAGACAATCCGATGAAGCTTTAGCTAGACAAATTAATAAAGAAAAAAAACGTATTTTAAATAGAGAAACAGGTTTAAATACACAAGAAAGAATAAAAAATCAACAAAGTGGTAATATTGATAACGGAAACACCACGTATAATAAAAATGGTAAATGGTCTATAACAGATTTAAACTTCGGAAGAAGAACAAGAAAAAGGGTTAAACGAGTAAAAGTAAGTAAATTAAAAAGAGATTTAAATTTGTTAAAAAGATTTAAATAAACAAAAATATTTTATTTTAAACATTTAAAATGAAAATAAGTTTAAAAGAAATCTCTTTTGATAATTTAAAATTTACAAAGTGTGTAACTGATTTAGGAACAATTTATAATTTAAATGAAATAATAAACTTCCAGACACCATATGTTAAAATAGTTGAAATAGACAATGACTACATATATTTACAACTTTTACCAACAAAGGCTTGTCAATTATTTTATACAAAAATGTGTGAATTTGAAACTAAACTTAAAGAACAATTTAAAAAAGAAATTAATTGTTTATTTGAAAATACTCATTTTAAGGTAAAAATAAAAAATAATAAAAATTTTAAAATTTATTTTGAAAATAGTTTATTTAATTTTTACCATTTAAAATCTGGAATGGAAATTATAATTTTAGTAACTATAAATAAATTATGGGATAATGGAATAATTAATTACCATTTTAGTTTAAATGAAATGGTAATTAAAAAAATAATTTAAACAAATAATTTAAACAAATAAATTTAAAAAACTTTAAATGAAAACAGTTTTTAAAAAAGATCATTATGAAACTGACATTATTTTAGAATGTTTTAATTGTAAGGTTTTGGAAATTAAAGATAATTTTATATTTTTTAGAGTTCAAGAACCCATTTTAAAACGTCTTGAAGATATAAAACGTGACATCAATGTTTTAGTAAATAGAAATCAAGAATTTTATTGTGATTGTAAAAAATTAATAAAAAATGGTAAAATTTTTGAAGAAGCATTAAAAGTTGAAAATGGAAATTTTGAATTTCAACTTGATAAAATATACAATTTAAAAATTTTGTTTTATAGTATAAAACTTTCTAAAAGTTCTTATGGGCCCTTATTGAAAGTTATTGAATCAAACCAAATTTCAGAAAGTTTTGAAACTTTAAATTTTTTACAAGACCAATCAGAAACGGATTCAGATGAAGAAATACAAACCCATTTTGAAATCTACAACAAAATTAATTTAAAAAATGAAAAGTGTAAAAGAATTAAAAAGAAGGGTAATGCAAACTCAAATTGAAATTGAACTTGTACATAAAATATTAAAGGTTGTTAGTGATCAATATTCAAATAAATATATATCATTTTATACATGGATAACGTATAATGCTGATATAGAATTTATCACAATTTATGAACAAACATTAAAAGACTCCAAATTGGGATTTGATTATGGTACAAATTTGTCAAATGCAATTTGGTCTTTTTATGAAGTTGAACGTGATATATCTAAATTAAATAATTTTATTAAAAAGTTTGTAAATTGTCAAATGAAAAGTTTGTAAATTGTCAAATGAAAAGTTTGTAAATTTTTAATGTTAAATTAATTTAAGAAATAAAACTTTAAAAGCAAAAAAAGCTACGCTTATTTTGCGACGTAATTACTTGTAAAAGCAAAAAATGAAAGTAGTTGTAACACGTGCAGATGAAAATTATCGTATGATCCTGGAATACCTTCATTACCACTTACCAAGTTCAATTACACGTGAATTTATAAAATGTGAAGAAGAAACTTTTCAACCAAGATTTATTATAAATGAACCTGAATTTGTTTACCAAGAAATAAACTTTACAATTAAAACACAGGAAATTTATAAAAAAGTGTATGATCTTTTTTATAAGTACTCCGAACTAATTTTAGAACATGAATCACTACAAGTTATTGAACAGTTTATACAAACCAGTTTAATTTATATTACAAAAAAATTATATATTAATAATAATGAAAAATTATATATTTACCGTTCTTGTTATGAGCGCTGGGAGCTTGAATGTGAATTAAAACAAAAAAGATTAGATACCTTTTACATTCCTGAAAAAATTAAAAAGGAAATTATACAAGATATTACAAAATTTAATGAAACTCTAACAATGGATAGATACAAAGAACTTTGTATAAATCACGTAAGAATGTATCTTTTTTATGGACCACCTGGTACAGGTAAAACAAGTTTAATAAAAGCTTTAGCTACATATTTTAAAAAGAATATAGCGTATTTAAATATTCAACCAGATTTAGAAGACTCTCAGTTAAAAAAATGCATACAAAAAATTCCATCAAATACTATTCTTTGTCTTGAAGACATTGATGCACTTTTTGCAGAAGAACGTAAAAGTAAATACTCACTTACTTTTAGCGGTTTTATTAATTGTTTTGATGGATTTGCAACACCCGATAATTTAATGGTTTTTATTACAACCAATTACTTAAAGCAATTAGAAAATGCTATAGTACGTAGAATTAGTTATTTTATTGAATTTAAATTTGCAACAAAGGAACAAATTCAACAAATGTTTAATAATTTTTTTCCAAGTCAAATTGACAATTTTAATATTTTTTATGAAAATATTAAAGGAATTGATATTACCATAAACATACTTGAAAAGTTTTTTACCAAGTATCTTTTTGATGATATTATTGAAGCAAGTAAATCCTTTCCAAATTTTGCTAATGGCGAGCTTAAGGTTGAAATTAATGGTAGTACAAAATTGTACATATAAATTATAAATTAATTTTAATTTAACTTAAAAAAATAATAAAAGTAATCTTTACAATATGGGTTTATTCAATTGTTTTAAAAAAAGTTTTGAATCGGAGTTAGAAAAAAAAATTACTGAAATAGTAGAATGTGTGTTAGAGAAAAGAATGAAACAAGAAAATGAAAAAAAACACAATGAAAATGTTACCGATGTTAAAGAAATAATTGTTGAAGAAAGTGATTAAACTTTTTTTTTTAAAGAAAAGTTGAAAGTGATTTAAAGAAAAATATATATATTATATTGCCCCATTAGTTCAATCTGGTCAGAACAACGTGCTTATACTATTTTGAAGTATATCTTGAAAGATCAAACTTTCTTTAGCATACGCGTGGATATCGGTTCAAATCCGGTATGGGGTACTTTCTCGTCATAGCTCAGTTGGCAGAGCGGCGGACTGTAACTTTTAGTTATTTTGGTACTTCAATGTATCTATTAAGTGAAAATCCGTAGGCCCCCCGTTCAAACCGGGGTGACGAGACTCAAAAACCGTGATAATTAAGGTTTCAAGCAAACGTTTTAAGTTTGTTTGAAAATTTAAGTGAATTTTAAAAAAGAAGTTAAAAATTTTATATGTTGTTTAATTAAATTTAATTTTGTTTTGGCTTTTTTAAAACCAAATTGTAAAGGTTCAGCGTTTTCATCATTTTCATCAAAAATAAGTTTTTTACCACCGCCTCTAACATTAAATCTTCTAATAGCAACCTTTGGAGAAATACTGTTAGGTTTCTTTTCTGAACTAAAAACAGCATTTATTCTTAAAGGTCTTGGTGGAGGAGATGTTTTTGAAGGTGACATGAGTATATTTAAGTAAGCACTTTTAGGTTTTCTTTTAAATTTATCTTTTATTCTTTCTAAATTCATAGTACCACATGTAAATGAAATTGTTAAATTAGTATTTAATATACTAGTGTATATATAATAAAGTGCGTTAAATATATTTTCAAGATATGTTTTTAAATAATCAGGTGATCCATTAATTGGCCAAAATTCTGTTTCAAAGTTGTCAGAATTTGGTCTAATTCCAATATGGTAAGAAATTCTTCTAATTTCCATAGTAACATGAAATGAGTTTTTAACACAAGTTACATGTATATCATTAATTGTTAGTTTTGATAAACCAAAATTTTCTTTAATATTTTGTACAATATATTGTGGTACTCTGTAATATTCTGCATCATTTTCCATTTCTAAATCCAAACGTACTTTACCTCCATTTATAGGGTCTATAATATTCATTTTTTAATTTAAACAGTTATTTTAATTTAAAATAAAATAAATTAAAACTTACTTAAAGAAAGGTATGTATAATAAATTGCCCCTGTGATGAAATGGTATCATACCAGGCTGTTACATTTTTAACATGTGTTACCTGTTTTTCTTGGTTCAATTCCAAGCGGGGGCGTTTTTTTAAGATTTTATTAAATTTTATATTAAATTTAATAAAAAATTAAAATAATTTTTAAAAGTATAAAATGTTTCTTTACGGAAAAAGAGTAAAAGTTCCAGGAACTAGAGGTGGTGGTAAAAAACCAGCAGGTGGTGGAAGTGGTGGTAAAAAACCAGCAGGTGGTGGTGGTAAAAAACCTGCAGGAGAAGGAGCTATTAGAAAACCTCCTAAAACTAGTAGAGTTGTTATATTTGAAGCTGGTAGAGATGCTGATACTCCTGAAAAAACAAGAGCGGCCGAATCAATTTATAGATTAATGTTTGGGGACGATGAACATGTACCTATGAGTATGGTTTGGATTTTTCCACAAGATCCAACACGACCACCTAGTGATAGTAATCCTTTAAATATGTCTAAAGAATATGAATTAGTAATTAATGATGCTACACACTTAGGAAGAGGTATTGTTAGAGTTTTAGCAGTAAAATACGTTAAAGATGATCCTAATCTTGAAGGAAAAGGAAATAAAACAATAAAATTTGAAGGTAATACAGGGGTACGTTCTCCACAAAATCCTAATGTATCTTTACCTTATTTATCAATAAAAGTTTTTGATCAAAGTACAGGTAGATCTAGTAAAAAACATTATGGGGTAATAACAAGTTGGTCAGGGAATGGACAGGCACCTCCTTCACCACCAAGAGAAGGTGGTGGTGGTGCTGGAGCTCCTCCTGGATCACCTACAAACTCAACAGAAATGGTAGCAGCATTAGATTTTGGAAGAAAAAGACGTAAAGTTAATAAATTAAGTATTAAAAGACTCCGCGCAGATCTTAAACGACTTGCAAAGTGTTAAGGTTTTCAATAAAATTTCCATTTTCAAAATTAAAAATTTGATTACCTGAAAGGTACTTGATACCAATTGATCCATTTATATTTTTTGAATTACATTGACCAAAATTAATAATTAAACCGTTGTTGATGTTGTGTTGTTTCATATAATTTTTAATTTGAATAATTGCTTCGGTATTGTTCAAATTGGCAATTGCTTTTAATTCTATTATAACCGATTTATTAACAATAATATCAACACGTCCATGACCAATTGTATGATTTTGATAAACAATTGGAGTAATTACTTCAGATTCGTATTGAAGTCCTTTTAACCTTAAGGCAACCTCAAAAGCACGGTGATAAATTACTTCGTTGTAACCTGGACCAATTGAATTGTAAATATCATACGCAAGTGTAATAATGTCATTAAGAGTATTTTGATTACTCATTTTACTTTTGTTTATTAAAGCACATTTCTTTAAATTTTTTTAAAAAACAGTTACCAGTACTCATCACCGTATGTAATAAAAAGTTCTTGTCCAGGTTTTACATTTTTTATAGTACGATAATAAAGTTTTCCTGCATATTGATAAGGTTCAACATTTTGACGTTTATCACGAGAATCATTAAGATACCTTAACCAATTACTTGTTTTTTCAGGCTTACCGTCTATATAAATTGGTCCATATTTAGAACTCAATTCCCAAATATAACTTTGATCACTTAAACGATCGTATTCCTGTTGGCTTAATTTTTTACCTTTATAATTTCCTAAAATAGTACCCTTTTTTAAAAATACATTGGCAAAAGCACCATTACCTGCATTTGGTATAGTACTTGTCGCTATTGAGTACATATCTTTTGTTAGACCCTTTTGCTTTCTTTTTTTTTTGGTTTTACCAAAACCATTTCTTTCAATATTTAATTTAGCCATCTTTCTTTGTAGAGATTCTTCTTTTATATTTTTTAACATTTCTTTAAGGTTTATACTAGGTTTTCTTGGTGCTTTTTCTTTTAAAGAAACACTTTCTACTCCTTTAATTAAATCACCTACATTTGGTAAATTTGGTAAATGTTTTGGCATATCACTTTTTAAACTTAACATTTATTTTATTTTAAACGTAAAAAAATAATAAATAAAATAAAAAGTTTTTTAAATGAATTTACTTGTAACTGGTGGTTGTGGATTTATCGGTTCAAATTTTATAAATTACATTGCAAAGGTTTATCCAAATTATTTTATAGTTAATATTGATGCTCTATATTATTGTGCAAGTGAAACAAATGTAAATGAATCCATAAGAACGAATTTTAATTATAAATTTATAAAATGTAATTTAAAAGATTTTGATTTTCTTAATTTTGTTCTTGAAAAATACAGCATAACACACATTGTCCATTTTGCTGCACAATCACATGTTCAAAATTCATTTGACGATTCTTTAATTTATACTATGGACAACGTTTTAGGAACACATACTCTTTTAGAAAGTTGCCGACTTTATCAAAAAAAGACAAACAGTCTTTTAAAAATAATTCATGTTTCAACAGATGAAGTGTATGGAGAAAGTGTTGGAGATGATCTTAAATGTGAAACGAGTATTCTTATACCAACAAATCCATATGCAGCAACAAAAGCAGGTGCTGAAATGATTGCTATGAGTTATATTAAAAGTTATAACTTACCTATAATTATAACACGGGGTAATAATGTTTATGGACCAAACCAGTATCCAGAAAAATTAATACCACTTTTTATTAAACAATTAAAAAATAACGAACCGGTAACCGTTCAAGGAGATGGCTCTGCGATAAGATCTTTTTTACATGTTAGTGATGTTTGTACAGCTTTTGAAACAATTCTTTTTAAAGGTCAAATTGGCGAAATCTATAATATAGGAACAAATTTTGAGTATTCAGTTTTAGAAACAGCTTTTCTTTTAATAAAATTAATAAAAGGTACAACTGATTATACACCTTGGATAAAATTTATTGAAGACCGTCCATTTAATGATTCTAGGTATTTCATAAGTAATAAAAAACTTAAAGAGTTAGGTTGGGAAATAAAAATAGATTTTGAACAAGGAATAAAAATGTTGATTTAAATAAAATGAAAAAAAAAAATAAAAACTAAATAAAAAATAATATTAAAGTTAAAATGAAAAAAAAAAATAAATTGATTTTAATTTTAATTTTTATTTTTGTTTTAGTTTTAATAAACTCAAGTAACTTTACAAATAATTTAACTTCTCAAAAGCAAGATATTATAAAAAAATTATATAGTAATGATTATTGGAATGATTATAGATTAGGTGATGTTTATTTTCATCATAAGCACGTTTATGATCCAAATCACCCACATAATTCATTATATCATAAAGATAAATTTCAAGGTAGTATAGCAAATGAATATATTAATACAAATAAAACTGGTAAAAAAAATACACAATTACTTTTAGAAATCATTAATAAAAGAGCTAAAGATAAATCT